GTCTTCTGAACAGGTAGGGATGCTGATGTGGAACTGGTTGCGTGACGAGCAAGTTCACCCTTGCGTACGGAGAACTCAGCTACCGTGCCAGCCTGAACTGTAGACCAATTCAGAGTGGTGACGTTGTGACCGTTGGCCTCTGCCTGGAGAGCCTGTACTGCAGCCTCGATGTGGATGCAGAACTCACGGTCTTCGATCTCTTGGATGTCCTTCACCGAGTTGTCTTCGATCACCTTGGTGATGGGCATTTCGTATGCCAGAAGTTCCTGCTCCGTCTTCTCGAACTTCTCCGAGGAGATGGTGAAGAAGGCTACTTCAGCACGGGGTGCACGTACGAAACGTGCAGTGGGTTGACCACGGAAGGTCAAAGACATTGCCTTGCTCTTTGGCTCGATGTCGATGATCTTCACCAGTGTGTCGTGGTTGACGGACCTCTGGCAGTCTGCCCTGGTCACCTGTTGCGGGGGAATGATCTTCCTCGCAAAGGAAACTTCGCGCAAACGGTCACGAATGTACGTACCAGCGTACTCTGCGATCTTCTCTTTGCCCTCGCTGCTATCCAGCTTCTGGGTGAAGAGATCATTTAGGATTCTGGAAGGAACGCTCATGTTGATTTACCTCTTGTTAGAGCCTGTTAATCAAACCCAATTAGCCAAGGGTCTTGAGGAACCTTAGCCGACCACCATTGTTTGCTGGGAGGCGAGTCACGTACCCGAGTACGATTCCGCCGCCAGATGCAATCAGACCTGACCTTGTCACACCATCAGATGTGACAACTGCACCCGAGATGGTCAGTGGTCCACCAAGGGCAAGACCAGCAGCTGTGAACACGCGGGTGTCAGCTTCGTACGGCTTGTAGTACAAAACCGTCAGCTTTCCGATTGCCTGCACATCGAAACGTCCTCTTTCCGCAAAAGTTGCGAAACCAAGAACGCCGTTGACAGAACGAACGAGCTGATAGTCCATATTCAGACTAAGAAACTCTCCGTCAACGATGCAGTTTGGGTTTGTTGGGTTCACGAGTGTCTTGTCAGCCACCGCGAAATCCCTGCGGCCGATGTCCTGGACATCGGATACGATCTCTAGATTTACGATCATTGGGTGTCTCCTTGTGATGCTACTGTTACCTTCGGTGTCTAGCTACTGAGCTAGATCTCCAAGCAGATACGACTCAAGTGCGTTATCCCCATCCACACCTACATCCCCTGCTACCTTGGCCATCTCTCCATTTGGTGCAGTCATGTCAATCGCCTCTTCAATTGCATCGAGCGACCGACCACTGGCATGTGCCTCTTTGATCTTGGAGATACGCTCACCCAAGGAAAGGCCAAGATTGATCTTCTTGTCCTCCATTGTCTGAGCAATCTTCGTGATCCTGGTGGTCAACCTGTAACCATCCAATTCCTTCTCCGCCTCTGCCAATTTCACCTGGAGTTGGTCCTTCTCAGAAGCAAGCTTCCGAAGGACACCAGGCACTTCGGCATAGACCTGAGCGGCCTGGGCTGCACTGATCTTAGTCTTGTTGTCCATGTGTTCCTCCTAGAAACTCGATCCTGTGTTGAACGGCGATGCCGTTCCCCCACTAAGCCCCTGACCCTCTTTTTCCTTCTGCTTGGACTCGACGATAGACCGAACCTTTTCGGCCCTCGCCTTATCTTCAGACGATGCGTCTGAAGCACAACCCGCCTCAGCAATCTTGCTGAGTAGGGCCCTCGCCGCTGCAGCCTTAGCTGAGGAGATTTTCACCCCAGCTTCGGATGTGTTGGAGAGGTTGTTCTGAAGGACAGCATCCGTCGACTTCTTCTGAGCTGGTTCATCAAGAACCTCACCCATCCGCTCTTTTGGCTCTGCCTTCGCGTCACGCTTAGTGTAGTCTCTTGCTGCTTCGTTGCTATCGATCATCTTTCTCTGGGATGCAGCAGGCCCAGGGAGAGAAGGCACACTTTCCTCAGAAGCAGTTGCTTCAGGAGGAACATCTGCCAGCTTCTTCATGATGCCAAGTACACGGTCTACTTGGTTTACTGGAGCAGCTGTCTTTGCTGCCGCAGCTCTCTTCTGTAGAAGCTCTGCGGCACTCTGCTTCAGAATGTCCTTATCCTTCCAGGACTCATTTCCACCTGGGGGATTGTTGATATCAGTCTCCATGGCCGTACCAGTGTTGGTCTGACCTGGTGAAGCTGGGTCTGTACCTGGCTTCATTGGAGGCTGTTGCTGTTCTGTTGCCTGCCCTACCGCCTCAGTCTGTACACCTGGTGTAGGTGCATCTAGGTTGGTAGGAGTAGCACCAGTGCCCTCGCCAGGGCCTATCTTGGCCTCTGGAGTACCTGAAGGAGTAGGTGGAGTAATCTCTCCGACCGCCACCTTCAAGAAATTCTCATTGAGGAACTCAACTGCACTAGCCAGCTTGAGAGCCAGAGCAGAGGAGGTCTTTGTGTTCGGCTGCTCTGCATCGTTCCTTTCAGGAACAGTAGCCGGGTTATTGGGTGGTGTGTTGGATGCTCCGGGGCTCTTGCTCTTTGCATCCGAAATGTCTGTGTTCTCTCCGTTGTGTACGGCTTCGTCATCTGAAGCTGCAAGCTTCTCGCGCCTTTCGGCTTCAGACACCGTTGCCGCAACCATGCTATGTAGCGAAAACTTCATCAGGTCCTCCTGGGATCAAACTAAAGGTGGCGGTTGTTGTCGTGCCATGCCCCCAATGTCTGGATTGGCTCCTGCTGGAACCTCAACATTCGGTTGGGAGTAGTTAGGGCGCGGACCATACTTTGCCGCCGGTTGCACCAGCTTCAGATTCAATGGACCGGGTGCAGTCGGCGCTTTCGGGAATTGAGTGTTGGTCAGTTTGGCACGTGGAGCCCCAATAGTCTTGGAAGTCCAAGGACTATCAGGGGCACGGACTTCTCCGGCCACCTTGGTCAACTCTTCGAAAAACGCCGACATGCAAATACCGGTCATTGGGGTTGTTGTTATTCGTTCCAAGTCACTGGGTAGCCGCTAGCTTCCAGCATCTCGAGAGCTCTACGCTCTACAGCCAGGTCCAGGGGGGACGCTGTCTTGGTTTCTTCTGCAGCAGGTGCAGGAGGAGCAACAAGGTTGCCCTCTGGATCTACCCAGCCGGCTTCCTTAGCCATGGCTAGTGCACGCTGCTCAGCAAGAGCATCAAGGGCTGCTTGATCTGCCTCACCCTTCTTCTCTTTCTTAGATGCTCTGCCAGCTACTCCACCAGCTGCACCCCCGGCTGCAAAGCCAGCACCAGCTGCAGCAAATGGATGCTTCTTAACGCCTTCAACTGCAGTCTTACCAGCAGCAACACCCTTGTTCTTCAAGAATGCTGGAAGGCCCTTAGCAGCACCAACTGCCTTGTCCTTGAGCCCGGCTTCCTTTTCGATCTCCTTGCACTCTTGTGCAAACGAGTGAGCCATTACACGGCCCAGGAAGTCAGCTTCTGCCACCTTCTCAGCAGCTTCGGCTTTCTTGTCTTCTGGGGATTCCGAAGAGGATTCAGCAGACTCTTTCGATTCTGGAGTCTCCTTGGACTCTGTCTTCTCGTCCTTCTTCTCTTCTCCCTCTTCCTTCTTCTGGAACTGTGGAGGAAGTTCTGCTTCCTTCTGCAATTCCGCAACCATATCAGCTACTTCTTGATCGCTGAACTGGCTAAGGTCCACGTTGTTGTCCCCTGCCAGCTTAACAAGAAGCTCAGCAGCAGCCAACTTCACCTGATCATCTTCAGCATTAGCCGACTGGCCAGTGCCATAGATCTCTGCTAGTTGTGCATCCATGCTCATTTGGTAACTCCTGTGTGTCTCGGTTGATCGTTAGGTTCCATGATCGGTTTCTGTTTCTTCGGGGTACGAGGCCCCTAACATCACCGAGGTGTTACTATCTTCTCTCCCATCCTGGTCAATCTTGCTATCAAATCACCCGGAAGGGAAGATCCTTCTGAGTGTAGCATACCCAATCCAGCCAAAGCTGCCAGTATGTGGGGATGCTCTGCAGCCAAGTCGGTCAGAAAGCCCACTTGATCTCCCTTTTGGTCTGCTTGCCTTCTCTTGTAGGCAGCAAGAGCAGAAAGTATCTCAGCGGCTCCCATTGCTCCCAAAACTGGACCAACTTCAGAAGCTGTCTTACAGAACATATCCCCCAGCCCCTGGCCGTAGACTTTGTTCCAGAGTGTTGTGTCGGAGCTGATAGCATAGGGAATTTCATGCAAACAGTGGGCTAGCTCTTGTAGGTACCCATTATAGGACGCAGCTATCTTCAGTAGGAAGCGGTCTGATGATGCTATTTTTTCATCCTCTGGCTCCCCCTTTGGACCGCCCATTATGGTGATTCTGACCATCCTTCTCTTGGCTATTGGCTCCAGGAAACTCTTGTCCTCCATAAAGGGCAACAGTATCTTCTTGAGCACATCACTCATATGCTCTGAACCCATCTCCCCTGGGCTCTCTACATCATCCGTGGGCCCAAACACCATGCTGTGCCTGTCTAGCTCATCAGCTAGTGGCTTGTTCCCCATGTGTATGATGGTGATTCTCTGGAACTCCCGAGGCTTGAGAAGCATGCCCATCATCGCAGGAGTAGAAAGAGCTTCACTCAAATCAGAGGAGCCAAGTCTATCCAGGACTTCATTAGGTAGGTCCGGTCTAGCCGAAACAGCCTTACCGCCGAACTGAGAAGGAGTGATGTCTTTTTCTATCTCGCCAGATTTGATCTCAGCAACCTTAGCCCTAGGCTTCAGATGACCTATAGGCTTCTTGGTATCTACGGTACCTGTAAAGAAACCACTTCCATCAGGCAGCTCTACTGCGTGCGCTGCCTTTTCCATCTGCTCCTCCACATCTGGAAGGTACCCTTCATCCTCCGCCACCCTCCACGATGGTACTGCCTCTCCTGCTCCTACTGAGGCTAACTTGGCCATCACCTTCGCCGTCTTGTCCGCACCTATGAACACTACTGAGATGTCGAAGAACCTGGGGTAATCATTGATGGCATAGTTCTTCACCCCATTCGGCATGATCTTATTGAGAGCCTTGCGCAGGTGCTCGCAATAGTCATTGCGAGTAACAGATATACCTCTGATGGGCTGCTGCTTATGTACTGCCAATACCGCATCGGCTATGCTCTTGTGTACGTGCGGATCAAAAGTAGCCTTGGCTGTCTCGTACCGTTTCCAGTCTGTACAGTATGAGCACAGATCATAAGGAACCTTGCAGCCCATGCTGACGTCTGGAAATATACCTTGGTCTATCTTGTCACAGACATCTACAGCGCCAACTTCAAATGCCTTGTCGCGATCTATCTCAATCACCAACTCTACCCGCTTCATCATATCGTTCCATACGGACAACAGTATGGTACCGAAGCTACGGGATGGGTCCTTGTTCACATGGTGTTTGAACAAACCAGCAGTTCTGAAAGTCTCGTAGCCATAGTCAGAACCCTTATGAAGTAGAGCAACTTCCGGGAAGTAGTCTCCATTGATGTTGGAGCCCCAGTATTCCCCAGCTCCCAGGGCATTCACCAGGATGACTATCTTACGCGGGCTGGACTTAATGTTCTCCAGCAAGCTCTTAACGGATGGAAGGAGTGGGGCTGCAGTCTTACCCATACCGAAAAAGGCTGCAGCCTTATCCATGTCCCCCGGCTGGAAGACTTGAATGAGTCGCTCACCGCTAGGCTGGTGAGCTTGATACTGACAGACCTTTATGATCATTTAGCGTATCTGTCTCCAGAGCTGGGATCTATCTGCTTGACCGCACCTGACATCATGCCCAGTGCGGGTGATTGAGCAGGCAACATACCCCTGTCCTTCTGTACGCCAGATACTGACTTCTGGATGCCGGCCAACATGTTGGCTGTTTCCATTGGTACTGCTGGGCTACCTTCTGGGCCTCTATCAAGCAAATTACGAACGAATGACCCTGCAATCACAGGGTCAGCAGCCATGTGTGGGGACATGTGCCTGAGGGAGTTGTAGTAGGCTTGAACTCTTCCAGCATCTTCCTTTTGTAGCTCAGGATGGGCTTCGATCATAGCCTTGTACTCCATAGGCTTTTTGACCTTGTCCACACCCAGGTTTATCATCTGCCTGGCACCACGAATGCCGGCATCTAGCGCAAGACCGGCGGTTCCTACCACAGCAGCAGTCTGTAGGTTACCACCAAGGTTGTAGCCGAACCTCTGTGCATGTGTCTCTAGGGGTGAGGTTCCAGAGCGTAGGCCATCTAGTATGGACCTCAAGAGCCCAGGTGCCCTCTTTGCGACGCCCTCTCCTACCTCACCAACAACAGAAGCAGACTTATCCTGAAGAAACTCTTCTACTGGGTTCATTGATCATACCCCTGTGCTCGTAGCTGTCTTTGGTACTTCCACTCATCTAGCTTATTCTTTGCCCCAGTGACACCCTTGTAGGCCCCGTATCCTGCTCCTAGTGTAGGAGCAGCTGTGATAAGGCCCGTCAAGGCTGCTGGTGCTCCAACACTACCTAGATGCCCGGCTGTAGCCTGTGCGCCTGCATTCGCAGCATTCCACAAGTGACCTGTAGTTTTGCCCACAAAGCCAGCAGCATCTCCCACAAGACCTGCTGTCTTGCTACGAAGGATACCTAGTACCTTAGCGTACTGGGATGGCTGCATGGAATTCCTCTCCAGGCACTGATTCTGGGGGACTCTCTGGGTCTTCGCGAACAACTCTATTCTTAGAGCGCCCCTTACCCAGTTCTTTCATCCAATCTTCCACATGCTTACGTGTATACAGTGGGCACTGCCAATGCTTTGAACATATCTTCAAGCCCAGATACGTGCCCACTACTGAGCCGAAAGCTGAGGCTATCAAACTCAGTATCACTATCCAGGGTATCGCGGACTGCCAGGTAATCATTGGATCATCTCGTGCAGCTTAGAACGAACTGCTGTCAACTGTTCGTCTAGCACTTCGATGCTCCTTTTAAGCACACGATGACCGTGTGCTATCTTGGTGAAGGCCACAAACTGCTCCACCAGGGGATGTGATGGGTTAGGTAGCGTTCCGGCACTGGCTGTCTTGCTGAACGATTTAGCCAACTCCTCTTCCGAGTGCCCACGGCTCTGTAGATGCTTGACCACTATAGCCGTGGCCTCCTTTAACAGCAGTGCACTAGGTGCATAACCAGCCCACACTCGAGCTATGTCCCCCATGGGTGTACCAGTTTCAAGCTCTTGTGCTGCGGTCTTACAGAGGTCTGAGGACACATCATCATAGACCACACCGGAAGTAGAGAGCTTACTGATCATAGTCTCCCTAGTTCCCTCCAGGCATAGTCTCAAATCATTGAGCTCGTCTACTGGATTGTAGTGGCTCATATGATCTCTAGACACCTCTGCATGTACTGATGCAGTCTTTTCCTTGTCCCCAGCCTTGATGCCGAATGCCTCAGCAAGGGCTTCATCAGTAACTCCAGCCGTCTTGTAGTGCCCAGCTGTATCATGCTGGATGTAGTCACTAGATCCTACCTTGCTGAGCATAGGGTTGCCTCCGTCGTTCAGGTCTTTCAGGACCACACTGGGATTAGCTGGGCCACCTTCGAAGGTGACATTCCTCATCTCCCCGGCCTTCTCAAATTCGGAGAGGTAGGCATTGGTATTGGCGAACTCGCAGACCCTCTTCACCTGTTCTGGTGATAGCATGGCCTCTTTCACCACTTCCACCACTGCATCGGAGAGTTTGATACCCCGGTCGCTGTAGGCGGCAGCAGCACGTTTACCCATCAACTCTAGCTGTTCTGGGTCTACTGGTTTTGCTGCCTGTTGTAAAGCCAGGCCCAGTGGTAGAGAATCGCTCATTGATTTCTCCTCTTAGAGGTATGATACGGAGTGCACTAGTTGCGTGTCAACGCACCTGACATACTTCACTAGTGATAGCATGGAGCACAAAGACATGGGAAGCAAAGCAGACGAGGCCGAACACTCTACAAGACTACTCGATGCAAGGATGGATGGTCTAGAGAAACAGGTAGCTTTCCTACTGCGCGTGAATGGTCTGGATTTATCCCACTTCCGCACAGTGAAGGATGATGCATTGTTGCAGCTATACCAAGATGCTGTTCAATTGGTAGCTGTAGTGCAAAAAGGGGTGGCTCTAGAGGTAATAGATCGATGGGCCGAGTATTTCATACAGCTTTCAGAGTACGAGTTTACCAGACTACAGCCAATAGTGTCTTTTGATCATACCTGGGAGCCATTCTTCCTGCTTTGTACCAAGATGATGACCCAGGTACGACAGGACCCCAAACTCCCAGACAGTGCTCGTATACAACAGCTATACGCCCTACTTGATAAAGGCAGAAAGAACCTACGGGATGCTGCTGTAGTCATGTGTAGGAAGTATCCAGGCACACTTACCAAGAGGGGCACGGTTATGATCAAAGACGGTGACCTCTTAGCCAGCATATCCTGAAAAGCAAAAAATGACCCCCTAAAGTGGTCAAAAGCCACGTTTTAGGCGCAAAAACAGGGCTCTAGTAGGGTATAAGTATATTGATCCAGAAGACCTAGCCCAGTTGGGTTGGCTTCTACAAACTAGGCCGACCTGTAATTGGGCGACCCCTACAAGGAGAGCATCATGAAAACCCCATCCGAAGAGACCGAAAGGACCGAGAGCACAGAGACCAAGACCACCCACCACAGCAAGGGAGCTGAGCCTGCGATCTTCCCCAGCGACAAGGAACTTGCAGCCCATGGCTTCTTCCAACGTGGCGGCAACTGGGGAGTAGGGATGATCCAGGATTTCAGGAACATCCGCCTTGCCCCCGCTGGTGACAAGTCGTACCACTTCTTCGCTGGTTCAGCCAAGGCAGTTTTCTACATAACGGCCGCTGAAGGTGCCTACAGCATCGGCAAGTGGTGCCTGGCAAAGCTTGCTGCCAGGAAAGCTGCTGCGAAATTGGCAAGCAGGCTGACTGGGTTGGAGGTAGGGGACTCTGCTGAAGTGTCAATGACAGCTACTGCAGCATCGTACTGCGACCGTGGCTGGATTCAGAAGTTCAGGTCCTCGCTGTAGGACCTCACAAGATTCTCCTCGTGGTCTGCTCTGGGCTCGGGCGAAAGCCTCGGGGGTCAAACCAGGGCAGGCCACAGGGGGTTATGCGCCCTCTGTCCAGCAGAGAAGAACTGGGCTACTGCATAGGGAGCGTTCGGCATCCTGTGCGGCGCCTTCGAAGAACCCATATGGGTTCTTCTTTAGCTGCAAATTAGGTACCCCAGTCGGGTATAAGAATATTAGATCAAGGAAATCTAACCCCAGATTTAACCCCTACAAGGAGACAGTCATGTTGAATGCTGGAGATCGTGTACGCTGCAAACGTTATGTGGAGCTCGGGTCAGGCAATGAGATCTTCCAAGCGGGAGACATTGTTTGGATCAAAGAGATTGTATGCAACACGTTTGTACGTGTGTCCGGCACTGGTGACAAGCTTGGTTACATTGGTCTTGGACTGGTAGAGGACTTCGAACCTGCTCCGATCTCTGACCGACCGGCCATCACTCTGGAGCAAGCCTACGGCCGATACTTTGGCAGACTGCCTGAGGAGTCCAGGAGAGAGCTGGCAGAACTCGACTCAACAAATCTGATGGACCTGGCCATGCATCTACAGCCGGAACTTGACTGTAAGATCGTTTGATTCCGGACACAGGCGCTCGAAAGGGCGGACCTGTAGAGAAGCCACTCGCTAACTCCGACCGAGTTGGCTTCTCTTTAGGCCACAATTGCACCCTCAGAAGCTGTAATTCTCCATAAGGCCGCTGTCCTGCATAGGTGCAAAGATGTCTGGACGTGGTCTCTCTATGCAAGATGCCAACAAGCACAGAAGCATAGAGTGGAATGCATCATCCGTCTTTCCCGGCGGCTTCTTGTACTCGTTCATCCTGAGTCTCTCGTTGTGCTCGGTGAAGATGTTGAGGATGTCTGTACCATGTGGGTCCTGGTAGTCCTCCCACCTGGGCAAGTCTATCTTCTTTGCCTTCAGAGCATTGAACCCATCGCTCATTACCTCTGTACGATGGCACATCCAGCGACGCAGGTTTGGCTCCCAATAGATCTTCTTTTTTTGCCTAGGATTGTACTGGTACTTCATTACCTTGTTGGCGCCGAAACGCTTGATGAGCTTGTCGTTCTGATAGAAACCACCACCGTAGTCTACACCTATGATCTTAACGTGTACCTGAGACAACATCTGCGTGAGTAGGTCCAGCTGCCGTTCTGGGTCTAGGTCTTGCCCAGTAAATCGATGACACCAGAAGATGGAGAAGTTGCCTGTGCCGAAGTATCCACCAAATGAAACGTGAGTGAAGCTGGCGTTCTCTCCAGGACCCCAGTCCACTCCAGCATAGATGGACATACCCTGCGCTAGTCTACGAAAGGACTCTATGTCACCCAGTACGATCTCAGGCTTGCACACAGCCTGCAGTTGAGCTCGGGTGATTGGTCGTACACCGGAGTCATAGGACCTACCAAGCTTCTCATTCATGAACTGGGAACGGGAGTATTGCTCTTGGGCTACTAGTACCTCTTCCCAGTCTACCCAGGGGACCATGATCTGAGGAATGCGGTATCCCTCGAAGGTAACCTTGTCCTTGTTGTCCTCCCGCATGGGGTTCATGGCAGCCCACTGTGCCATGGGATGCCGTGCGGTTATAGACTCCCCACACTTGTCACAGATGAGCCCCGTAGACCCTATGTTCTTCTCCGTTAGAACATTCCAATGCCAGGTACTCGAGTCACTGGGTAACCCATGCCGCTCACAGGGTACTACCCACTCGTTCTGTGAGGAGAACTCAGACCAGTAGAATTCTATGGTGTTATCTACTGACTTGGGTGTGCCTGAGTACAAGAATAGCTTGTAGCTAGAGTGGAAGGCACACTGCTCGATGACTGGGATGTTATCGATCAAAACGTCTTGAAGCTCGTCGATCAGTACCATGTCTGCAGGAATACCACGAACACGGTCTGCAGTTAGATACGCATAACGAAGTCTGATCTGAGAGTAGTTGATAAACTTCTTGAAGAAGACAGCCTGGTTGATCTTAGCTGAGGTGTAGGACCTCAGCATGGGGGACGCATCTATGACATCCTTGATGCGGTCATTGGAAAAGACCTTCGCCTGTTCCGCTGAAGGAGCTACGTACAGGGACCTGAAGTTGTTGGTGAGGGCTGAGTAGCAGAGCAGCCGGTTGCCCAGTGTAGTCGAGTTGTGTGTGATGAGTCCATCTACCACGAAGCTGTCAGTACCATCCACAGTGATGTCATAACAATCCTGCTCTCCCACCTCTTCGATACTCACTATCTCATCCCAGTACAAATCCGTGCTCAGGTGTTGAGCAAGGGCAGATGTTTTATCTTGATCAAATCTTGTGTCTGATCTGAAGAAGTCTACATACTGTTCAAGTTTGTCATGACTCAACAAGTACTTAGGTTTCTCCCTAAGTCCGGCAGATCTTAGGGATGGTTGTGGTACGTAGGGCCCGCTGCGGAAGCCGTTTCTAGACCTGTGTATGATAGCTATATCCTCCACAATACCAGCCGGGTACACATCCCTGTTGGAGTTAGTATCTACGTCGATGATTGGAATGTCCTCTGTCTTTCCAAGAGCACCAATGTCTTCTATGAATCTGACAGCCCCAGCTTGTGTTTCTATCCGCAGCTTGTACGCCCACTTGTCAGTACCTTTGTACAATGTGGGTTTCCATCTACGTGTACTGGAAGGAATGCCAAACTTCCATAGAAGACGCTGCACATCTTTGATCAAGTGCTCAGAAATAGAATCGTACTCCAGGTGGTACGATGAATCTTGCAAACTTGCATGGCCATCGCCGGCCCATAAACGATTGATGAATAGGGCTGTTTGTCTTTGATCTAATCCCCACACAAAGTCTGGTACATGCTTGTCTGCAGACAACTCTCCCCAGATACCACACTCCTTCACCAGTTTTAGTACGGCAGACTCTGCATTGAATCGAATACTCCACAGGCCAGGCTTTCTCTCATTGGGGCTATAGTCATCACCTGCAACCAACTCTAGAAACTCCTGCAAGACTGGCCCTTCGCCCTGAGTAAAGGTACACGTATCTTGCTCGGGCAAGTACCCTTCTGCAATCATGTACGCTGCTAAGATCACCTTTCTATCTGGCGGAGTAGAAGTACTTGTAAACTCCCCAGCTCTCCGAACTGCCGCAATATGCTCCTGCTCAGAGAGACCACCAGAGATTGACCAGCCACCCCAGGTGCGCATTGGATGGGTCAATGCCACCACCACAGTATGGCCCTGTCTAGTCTTGATCTTTACGCAAGTCTTTCTAAGTTTTGCAGACTTCCAAGTTACTGATCCTATTTGTGTATGCGCACCATCAGGAGACATGCCTACTACTTTGTCTCCTACACAAATCTTCTCTAGGGGTGTTACACCGCCGTCTTCCATAGAAATCATGCTTGCTGCGAGACAGCATTTCTCTACCTGCCGGCCGCAAAGCATGAGAACTTTGTTTGCAGGCGTATCATATATCTTACGCAGGTACTCACGACCGGTAAATGAGAAGTCACCTATCCTACCCGCTTCAGGAACTCGAATCGCCGTCTCTGCGAAGTCGGATGGAGATACACCAAGCATCTCTGTAGAGGTAAGAGCACTAGAGGGGTCTACTTCTTCAGGCTCCTCGTCTATACCAAAGTCTACAGCCTCGCCACCCTCATCATAATCAAAGATAGGTTCGACTATTCCATGATCATCAAAACAGTATGAGAGTGGAATGGTGTGTGCAGATCTAAGAAGTTCAGCCTCTGCCAGTGTGATTGTGGCCATGAATGCTCGTGAAAAATAGTTCGAAAGATCGGGTATAAGTACTTTGACAGGAATGGAAGATAGCCATCACACCATTCTTCGCAGAACCCACTCGGTAAAAAAATAGAAACAACAACGAGTAAGGGATCTTAGCAATCATAACACGTGGTTGGTAGGGTGTGTAGGCAGGTGTTACTGCTTGTGGTGGCCTTTACTCGTAAGCCTAGGCCGGCAGAGCCGGCCAACAATTACCCCACAATTTTAGCCAGCTACTGCTTGCCCCAACCTGTGCGCTACATTGAGTACGAAAGCAGCTACATGCTCCGGACTTTGTACACCAAGTGGCATGGTCTCCATAGGCATTACCACTGACCAGCTGTCTACTTCCGATACGTACTTCACACTGGACGGGGTGTCTCTGAATTGATCTGATATTGCAGCCATTAGGCATGCCTGCATACCAGGCCACCAAGGCGTCGCCTCTAGAGCATTGTTTGCCAGCTCTGCTATGGACTGCCTATCTTCAGCAGAGCAGCCACCATCCAACTTACTTGTGGCAGAATCGAATATGTGCTTTCGATCTGTGTGGTAGAGGTGATAGATCAACAAGCCATCTTTAGCCCCAAACTCCACAAATAGTTTGCCTATGGTACATTCTTTGAACTTCGGAATGGCGCTGGCAAGTGCCCCTGCAGTGCAAGGGGCAGTAGGTAGCGTACCTACTGCAGCACACTCATTCTCATCAGCTTTGAACGGTACAATCTCTAGTTTCTCAGCCATCAGCTTCCTCCAGTAATCGGTCGGCCTCAGACAGCACATCAGTCCCACTACCAGACTGGCTGTAGTTTACACCAGCCACATCTTCGATAGCAGGAACTCTGTGATTGTCCTTCTTCATTCGGAACTTCTCGAAGGCATTCAGAACCTCACGCAGAGCCACGTCACTCTGGCGCATCTCGTCCTCAGCTGCCTTGATGACAGACATGTACTTACTCATCATGTTGGCATGATCTAAAGATGCTGGCTCTCTTTCTATCTCCAACACCTTCAGGAATGCTACGTCACGCATACGGCGTGCTACAGCTCCAGTGTTGATGTTGGAAGGAGGGCCCGACATCCCAGCCAACCAAGGCACAACCATGTCTGCTATGTCTGGTGATGCCTTCAGAGTAACGATACGGGAATAGGCCGCAGGCTTGTCATCCATGTACGCAACCCACTCCCCCATGGAGAGCAGCTTGCGATTCCAGAAGTAGTGGCCAAACGCCTCTACTCCTTCCACTGTCAGTTTGACTTTGTGATGCTCATTCAGTCTCCTGACTGTCTCCTCTATACGCAAGGGAGACAGCAGGAGCTGTTCAGTGCTTTCTCTTAGCCTTGGATTGCCTAGAATCTGGAAGGCTTCTTGAGCCCCCGCGCTGGGGTACCACAGGTCATGGATGCTGTGAGTACGTAGGTACTCTCTCGTAGCTAATTGCTCATCCTCAGTTCCCAGGTTGGGCGTTGGCGCCCAAGGCTCTGGAAAAGGAAGCATCTTTTCCTGTAGCTTCTCTATGTATCTACGATTGACAGAGTAGAGATTGTGATCTTCCAACACGTGGATAATAGTATCCACTGAGTGCTTCTGCTGACTGATCAAGAAGCAGATAAAGACCTCAGCTGGGGATCTGTTTATGTCCACGACAGCCCCCTAGAACTATGCTTGTGGTAAGGCACCAAGTGTCTTCAGACCAGCAACCACCTTGTCTAGATGAACCATGGACCGTTGTAGAGCACCCTCATCCACGGAGTTGAGACCCATACGTGTAGCCACTAGTAACTCTGCTAACTTCCGTATAACTGCCTCGAACTCTGGCACGTAGCTAGCAAAGATGGTGACGTTCTCTGGGTTGATGAACCCTACCGACAGTATCTTGTCTACTGATATCGGGTCCTCGAGCATGGCCGCTTCCTTGAGCAGGTAAGCCCGTAGGTTAGGTAGGCTCTTCAAGTAGTCAGCAGCTGCTGACTTGGCCTTCTGGAAGCAGTCCTTGAACAGCGTAACTGGTCTAGCAGAGAACCACATCTCCTGGCTTGCCTGCTTACGCATGCCTACCAGGTCCTTCTCAAACTGTACCGGTTCTTGCCCTAGTACCGTGCCCAAGAAGACGGCACCATCCTTGTCCAAACACAAGGACTCCATGACACCTGCCAACTTGTCTATGGCCTCCCCCTGGAATGTAAAGTTGATCCCACTGTCCGTTATTACCCGGACAGCAGTCGGCAGAGCTCTAGCCTCTGCCACCTTGGTGTACTCATCCGGAGACGAGGCCAAGTCAACTACTTCGTTGAAGGACAGGAATCCGCAGTCCTCAGGAATTCCGTAGTGTCCTTCCTCAATCACAGACACCTCCTTCAGACCAGGCACCTTGGTTATGATCAGCTGTTCACCAGTAACAGTGTCACACTTGAACCCAGTGCCCTCTGGGGTCTCAACAGTCGCATGAATGTTGACGGGTACAAATGCGATGGCACCCTCTGGAGTGGCGTAGTAGAAGGAGCCAAAACCCTCTGGGTCTGTGTCCAAAAGGTCTGTGTGCCGACCAAGTGGCACACCAGCAATGTTCTCTTGCATTGCCGACTCGCTACCATTCGTAAACAGCGCCATCGGTAGAAGTGTGCCACTGAAGTCCATGACCTTCGGGAACACCCACCCTACTAGCTCTCGGTTCTCATCCTGTGTCTTCACCTTGTAGAGACCGAATTTGTTGACCACTTCGATCTGAAGATCAAGAAGAGTCTCTTTGACCACAGGTTGAGTAGTGATGGTCGTAGTGCCATCAGCCTCTACTCTGGACACCATGTCTCCACCCAGCGCACCTACTGCTGCTGGACGGGGAATGTCTTGAGAGTCTGGAATGAGTGCTTCTGAATTCGCAGTCTTGATCCTAAAGCCACCTTCGATCTTTTGAATTTGCATGACGTTGGGTATGATGGCTCCAGCTACCTTCCTCAGGTAGTCAGGTCCAGCAGCCTCCGCCAGGCTTGCACTACCCAGCTTGTGAAGGAACTCACCAACTACTGGGTTCTTCGTCACTTGTGCATACACAACAGAGTTGTCTGCACCCATCTTCTCGATAACGTCTGCAGCTTGTTCCTCTGTGATGGTGGGTAGAATGGCATCGAATAGGAATGGTAGCTGGGCGCTACTCTCCTTGCCCATACCGGCAGCACCTATGTCCGCCATCATAGGACCACGAGCACCGCCATACTGCCTGTGCGGTGGGTACAGCTGCTCAATCAAAGAGATGTCCCCAGGACGTTCACGAATAGCCTCGAACAGGTTGGGCCGGAACAGGGCCTTCTTCAACCGCTCATCCGTCAGGGGTTCTACCTTCCCATCGTACATCAGAACATCCAGCGGCTTGAGCTTACCGTCCTGGATGATGACTGGAATCAGAGCCTTTTGTCTACCCTTCAACACCTCGGGAGTATCATCATCCCTAGGATTGATCGCCATCTTGTTGAGTAGTTCTATCTGACCAAGACCATACCTACGGTCTGCATCAATGGTGCGAAGCACGACCTTCGGCGCATAGTCACTGGCGTAGGGCACCTGTCGATACAGTTCATCTAAGATCTGTTGAGGCCAGTCATTGGCATCTTCGCTCAAGCCTGCCTCCATGCCAGTCTTTTCGATCTGAATAGGCTCGTTGTCTAGAAACAGGTCCATGATGAACTCCTCACGTGATTTTTCCAGGTAGTGGTCCTGTAGGACCAGCAACCGTGACTATAGCTGCGGATAGTATCTGGTTACATACTGCAGTGGCTACCGAGTCTGAGATCAGTCTTGCCAAAGTTGGGTCTAGTGTTACTGGTAGCATGCCCGTGACCGCTGACTTTACATCCACCGTCCCATCTGGTTTTGGTGTCTGCACAGGGGTCATCACAGGCTGCATGCCGATAGGCTTTGCTATCAGCAGAGTATAGATGGCGTCAGACATTGCGGAGGCAACTAGTGGCATGATCTATTTAAGCATCACTTTCTTGGATAGAATGGACTGCAATGTTCCCGCCTGTATGGGTGGAGAGTACGGCACATGTGTGTGGGTAGCAAGCCACTCCAACAACTTTAACCCAAGAGTGCCCGGCTCGGAAGCGTCAGGACCACCTATTTTTGTGAGGGGAGCATCGATTACCTTGATCTTAGCCCAAGTCTCGGTACTTGCATCCGACCCAGTGATGTTATGTTCACCTGTGATGGTCTCAGTAACCTTACCCTGCACAGTTACTGAACGGTCTCCGGTTACCTGAATGGTTTGGTCTCCTTCAACAGTCAGGGAATCGTTACCCTTCACCTCCACCGTACGATTGCCAGCCTGCATGGAGTAGGAGTGGCCATCCTTAGATATCCTCAGTACGTAAGTTGGGTCTCCCGACACCTGGCCACTTGCTGGATCTATGTTACTGGGTGCAATCACAACCTCTATGAATGTTTTGTCATCACTAGGTCCGCCAGGAGGCTTAGGTTCTGAATTCAAAGAACCTACGCTAACCTTGATGGAGGCATTCCTGTCTTGTGCAAACTCCCTGGCCAGTAGGGTGAACTCAGTGGGTGCATTGCCCCCAGGATCTTTCTCGACAGGATGAACTAGCCAAGACAAAGAACCGGCCGCTGTGTTGAGCTCGTAGTTCTCACAGAAGTCACGAATGTAATTGGCAATAGGGACATAGGCACGCTGGCATACGTTCGTAGATCCTATATGAAGAACTCCACCCCTCTTCAAGATCAAAAAGTTCTCATCCCTACCCTGTATCCATATGTCGCCTGGATTCATTACAGGACGACCAGCACGATAGCTGGCGTCTGTAGTCTTGGGTGTGGTAGTACCACCTGAGTTGGTGGTCTGAGCAGAAGGCATGTCATCAGGACTCTCTACATCCGGGTCCTGCGACTCCTGTTGCACATTTCCAGAGGCAGCCCCTACTATTTCTGGAGCTGTGATGAAGCCCATGACAAAAGGAGACTCCTCATCAGAGGGCCAGCACAACACGCAAATTGCCCCCACCTCCGGGCAGAAGTTGTACCCCTCCCCATTGTTGTAGTGCAGGTAGGGCGACATCACCTGTACTCCAGCCATCTGTTTTCCGCTGTGCTGTGCAGTCCAATCCACCGTCATGTTCTGGACGTTTACGCTGGCTATTACACCGGTCTCGAACCTTGCTGTTCTGTTACCAGTTCTAGAAGCGGAGTTCTTAAAGGAAGCAGCCATAGATCAGTACCACTCCGGATGTTCTTTAGGTGGCTTGCCTAGCTCGGCGGCGTAAACGACCGCAGGAATTGGATGTAGGCCGTGTATATGGCTTCTCCATCCCTGTTGTGCTGCGCTGATCACAGTATCTGCCAAACCCTCGTGGTTGAGCTTGGCCATCCAATCTTCCTGCATGTCTAGTGGTAGTACATTCACACCCTTGAGTATGGGCTCATGAACTATAGGCCGTTCTCCCTTAGCCATACTTCTATTCAATGAGGACACGAATGTAGTGGGCGCAAAGTCACCTCGAATGAAGTGTGTGGAAGAGCCTGCATCCTTTATCTTGGTGAGGTTAGTGAGCGCCTTGATCACTACCTCATGATTACGTCTACGAATTCCTTGACCTTTGTACATGTCATCCAGATTATCTGCCAACATGACCTGTACTGGTTCAATTCCAGTCAGAGGCAGCATCTCATGCGGGTTCACCCTACCATCTGAGATGGGCAAGCCCTTCTTGACCTCTGTACCAACTACCAAAGGCTTTTTGTCATAGACTGGTACTCCTCTAGACAGCGGGATGTAGTGCCGCTCCCCCTCTATGAGTACGTTGTGACCTCCAGCCGTATCCTTTTCTATCTTGGTTACTTTACCAGATACTGTGCTCAGTGTTGCTGAACCTGGCAAATTCTTCGGGAACAGCAACAGGTCTTGCACCTGTTCAAACTGATCAACAAGTGCCGACTTCGATGAGGCAGTACCACCAGTATGGAATGCTTTCATGGCTAGCTGTGTTGCACGTTCACCTATAGCCTGACCGGCAAGAATGCCTACGTTCAGTCCCCTCTCCGGTAGAGTTCCATTCTCCGTCAGGCCATAGCACATCTGACACAGACCAGGTCCATGCAAACAACGCAGCGGAGATCTAACTACCACCTTACCCACATTGTTGTTCCTGAGAGCACTTCGCAACTCTGGGGTGATTAGTGTGCCTGACTTTACTATCCTGTTGCCAAGTCTGACATCTGCAGCTGTGAATCTATCTAGAATATCTTTCTCATCTACGGATAGAGCGATCCCTTTGTTAGTACCACAGTCATGATCTAGAATGAGGTTATTCATCGTAGAGTTGATAACCTGCTTAGTGATATGACCAGGCTCTCTAACTGCCTGAACCTTCTGAATGACACCCTTGCGACCACCACTGGTAGCTGTCCAGTAACCGGCAATGTCTAAGCCCTCAGCATAAGACTTACGTACAGGGTTGGGTATGATCTCCCCTTTATGATTGGCCATGAGCATAGGTGCAGCTCTAGTCTGTCTTACGGTGTCCGTGCCACCCTTCATACCCGTGTTGTGCAACAACATGAGATTGTTGCCCTCTTCTGGTACGGCCCTCAAGTGGGCATTTAACTCTTCTGTGGCCTTCGCATAGATCTCAATGGCTTTGGCGTCTCTAGACGGCCCTGACAACTTCTCTACTCGGGCATCCGCCTTGGCTAGTATTTGATCTCTAATTTCCCGTATAGGAGCTACGTCTTTGAGACCAACTGAAAAGGCAGTCTGAGTGGCCCACATGTTGCCTAGATCTTTGAGCTTGTTGATGGACTGTCCGTACTCGTTCTTGTGCTCCTTCGCGATGCGTGTCATCAGCTCTTCTTGAGCTGATGCATTTAGAGGGTCCGTCTTCCCAAGATACTCTCCCCTCATAACCTCTGGTAATGCACCAGCGACCATGAACCTGCCAACTGTAGAGTGTATACCTCCAACCTTTATTTGGTCTGTGAGCTTTACCTCTCCCTTTCTGACCGCAGCCTCCACATCCTGAATCGTAGAGAATTCATGGCTGGTGACAGCTCCTACACGTGTGAGTCCATACAAACCCAGCCTACTCTCTCCGGATGGGGAGTACATCAACTTACCAGTAGCGGGACTGAACAGGTTATTGGAGGGGAACATCTTGTGTGCTTCAGCCACGGCCTCTGAGCCTACAGGTACGAAGGCACCCATAGCGTCTCCATCGAAGTCCGCATTGAAACCACTGGTGACTAGTGGGTGGATTTGAACAGCCTTTCCACCGACAATACGGGGCTTGAATGCTTGGATACCATACTTGTGAAGCACGGGGTCTCGCTTCAGGAGTATTGGCCTACTGAGGATGACCCTATCTAAAGCTCGGTCTACTATCTCCCCACCCTCTTGCATTTTCTGCTGTGCCTGCAGAGGAGAGATGCCCATCAAATTTCGTAGTTCTCGAATCACGAAAGGCTTGTACAGTTCTAGAGCTGCAGACTTTGGTATTCCAACCTCATCTAGGCTGAGTGAGGGCTCTGGGACAATCGTTCCACGCATAGTCATATCCTGTTTGCGTGTGACCAATTGCTCCTGGAAGAATCCCTCCTTTGGAGGGCCCACCTTGGCACCAGTACTGGGATCTACACGCTTGCCGGCAATGTAGTCCAAGATGCCTCTACGAATACCACGTGGGTAGCTGCCTATGCCCGCCAGCGCACGCAAACCATCATACACTTCTTGTCTCAGCTCCACCTTAGACTGATCATCGTCCGGTATGAGCGGGGACATTTTTGCGTATCTGGATGCAGTCAGATGCAGATTCTTGTACAGACCATTCAAGTCATCTTCACTTATAGTACCGTTTGGAAGGATGGGCAAAGGACGCATGGATGGGGGAAGTACTGGCACACTCTGCATCATGTATGCATCACGGGGGCTGACACCGATCTTATCCAGCACCTTCAAAAACTTGACCCGTTTGTTTACGTCGTCTAGGTAGGACCCCTTGAGTGTTGGCTTCTGCAACTTATCCAAGGCAGCAACCAGGTCCTTCTTCACATTTATCTTTCCTAGTAGTGCAGCAAAAGCCTTACCACCCACTAGACCGCCCTTAATCTTCAGCGGGTCACCATACTTACCTGTAATGGGATCATAGGCTAGTGTACCTGCGATCAGTCCATCATACTGATTAGTCTTGAGTCCAGTCAGCTTTACTATGGCTCCCTCAAATACTGGATTCGGGAATGCTTCTGGCAATACGAAGTGACTCCACTTATCCCCCTCCATACCACCTGTAATCTTCTGATCGAATAGACCACCTGGCTCAGGCCGCATGGTTTTAGCAACAGTCATCTTAGATGGATCTTTGAGCTCACCGTTGCTCATCTCGTGGACTTGCTTATCTGTCATAGGAGAAAGCGTCAGACTGTTTCCAGTCTTCTCTACATTCACATTCAGACCTTTGATCAGACTGATGAACTTGTTGTACGCAAATGTAGGCTTTGGGGTAGGGAGCAGTTCTCCTGCTTGTAAAGCAGCCCAAAATTGATCTCCTTGGCCTGCATCACTCTTCAATGTATTCATCTCGCGAAGGTTTGCTGTAGCTCCGTGAGCAAGCATAGAGTACAGACCCAACACTCCTAGAGACTGAGCGCCATGTGGACCACCGCCTTTGGGTATCTTGTTCCTATCGTAGGCGTACCCATAACCCAGGGCTCGAGCACTGAGTTTCTTTTCTACCTGGTGGTGCAATTTGAGGACATGCATAGGCCCTACTAGTGCATCTCCCATAGGTCTTCCGTTACTAGGATCGTAGACAGTTTCCTTATCCGTCAAGCCATGCTTAGCCAAATCCTGTGTAACCTGGGCATGTAAGTCTGCGCCTGGTTTGAAGTTCTTGGTAAAGTATGTCTTGCCTGTCTTTTCCGCAATCTTACCTGCAGCAACCTCCAACACCTGCCCTAGGTTGGTTCTACCAGTAACACCCAATGGGTTTAAGATCACATCTATGGGCCTACCATCTTTGGTATGTGGCGCCTCATGGTCAGGTATGATCTTAGTAATGATGCCCTTGTTACCGTGGCGGCCTGTGATCTTGTCTCCAATCTCTAGAGTCTCTTCTGTCTTCACGTGAACGGCAACATTATGACCAGTCTTAACGACCTCTTTCACAACCCCTGGGTAGTCGTTGTCCCATGTAACACTGGCATCCTTAAATGGCCGTACAATCGACTTGTGCAGTTTGGATAGCTGCACATCCTCCCGCTTCTCTGACTCATTTGAAGCGCGTAGAGCAGCTATGAGAGTGTCACCAGGCATAACCACCGTGCCAGGCTTGATAACCCCCTCGTCATCAAGCTTCTCAGCTTGGGCTCTATTCATACCAGTGGGTATGTACGCCTGGAACTTACGCTTATCTAGGACGTGAGCCACATCCCTCTCGATTGAGTGCCTGTGTAAATGCTCTGACGTGAGCTTCTTAGCGGCACTCTCCGTAACTACAATACCATCTTCGTAGTTGTACCCCTTGTATGGCATGAACCCAACACGAAGATTGGTACCCAAAGCCAACACACCGTTCTTGGTGTAGTTGGTGTCGGCCACCGTCTGCCCAGCCGTTACCTTATCTCCCACCTTTACTATGGGTGTGGAGTGTAGAAAGGCTTTGTCCTCATTCAACGGAAAGTGATCATAAATCTGAACTTCGTGCCTCTTCCCATCTGCGCCTTTAATAACTACAGCATCTGATTTGATCTGAGCAACAGTGCCACTATCACGAGTATGGTGACTAGCAAAGCCTCCAACAAAGTGATCGAAGCTATGTACACCTGCCAAACTCTGTACAAGTGGGGCCTCTCTGTGCAGTAGAGAGACTGATTGCTCCATTTGCCGACCGGCCATTGTACTTCTGTTCGGGTGGTCAGCTGGCATGAAAGGGATGAGGTTCGATGCAAACGAGAACATTTGCATCGGGTCCTTCATTACATAGTCCGCACTCTTTATGGAGCCGTCATAGATCTCATTCTCAAGACCACTGATCTTTATGGAGGGTCCTATGGGTACTGGTTTGCCTTCTACCCACTTGACTTGGTCTGGAAGGACTACATGAGACCTGTAGGCAACTGTTGGGTTGACGTCCTCAGTCTTACCAGTATGTAGATTGTACATACGGATGGTGACATCATGGCCGTTCTTGGTAACACCTATGGGCAGTCGTAGAGTGATGCCAGTCTCCTTGCCCTCTGGTGTGTGTATGGGATCCAGGTAGCCCAAATGGGACGGGTCTATCAGCTTCGCTTCATCAGAGACTGTGTGCTCGCTCTTGATACCACCATCTCCTGTGATGGTGGTCTTGAATTGAGCAGAGATCATTTCAAGAGGATTGGTCTGGCTTGGTACTGAAGACAAAGAGTTCTTGGAGAACAGCTGCCGTATATGTCTATTGAAGATGTCCGGAGCTATGATGTCTCTGACCTTGTCCTTCTTGTCTACCGTATTTCCGATCTTACGTAAGATGTCTCTAGAGCCTCGAGTTATTCTCTCAGCTGCAAAGTCCTCCATCGAGTGAAGGTCCTTGAACATGATGGCGTCTCTAGGATCTGGCTTGGCCTCTCCACGAGAAATCTTGAGCAACTTGACGGAAGCATCTAGTAGCGTAGCACCAGTCACGTTGGAGTGTGGCTTACCCAACGTGAGCATGTTGACGTCTGGATTCATCTTGGTGTTATCCATGACTTGCCAGAAGTGAGCACGCATATCCTCTGAAGTCATGATGGACGCGGGCTTGAGGCCCGTATCAGACTTGTAGAACTTAGCCAACGCCTTGGGCATGTCTGCGTGATTGGCAGCCGCAATATCCTTACCCCACCTCTTCTCTACCTCCTCTTCCGGCATTCCCATAGCATGGAGTAAAGGCTTGAGAGGTATGTTGGAGTTACCATACCCCATAGAGAACTCACGAGTAGCTGGGTCAAAGTGGATCTTGAAACCACCTCCTGGTGCATTGAAGTGCGATTCTAATGCACCGTCAGCCTTGATCATATTGTATACGCCAGGCTTCAAACGCCACTGGTTATCTACTTGGTACTCCTGACCATCAACTATGCTGCTGTATCGGTTAGTGATCTTAGGCAAGCTCATTAGCTTGATCTTCTGCCTATCTATCACCTTACCCGTAGCATTGTCCTTCAAAGAGACCGTAGCCTCCACCGGTACCGCCCACGACTTACCCTCAAGTTTGGCCTCCTTCTGAGACCTGAAGTCACCGCTATCCAGGTTGTCCCTGACAGCTACGTCGTGAAGCTCTAGCGTGTTCTTCTTCCCTACTATCGGGAAGAGACCGCTGACTGCATTTTGTACTCGGTCTTTGAGGAGATCAAACCCCTCTGCCGGGACAATACGTGCCACGAATCTCTCCTAAATGTGTGTTGTTACCCCACCAAACTACCAGAGATACCCGACTGGTGGGTATGAAATTGTAAGTCGGTAAGCGTTATAAGGATAGTACAGAAGTAAGATAACTTTACTTCTGGCTGTGTCTAAGGTTGACACAGAGGCAACACCTAAGTACAGGGGTTATGTTTAGATGCCTGAGTCCGACCACCAAGAAACCAGTGGACCTATGGATGATCTCAAGGACAGCCTTTTCGATGAGATCGAAGGTGGAAAAGAGGAGAACTACTCCGATGCAGGTCAAGACGAGAAATGATTTGGCACTTTGTCTTCAGCCTTTTGGCGGCATATATGACAGTACTAATGATCCCCAGGAAACATGCTTGCGCCGCTAATCATCAGACCGAGCTTTGTCTGTAGAATCTGTTCCTCTCCTATGGAGAACGACGACCCAGATGAACCTCCTGAGCCTATAGGAGCAGAGTTAGTAGTGATCGAAAATGGCAAGATACTCCCTATGCGCAAAGACCCGAACTTCTTTGTGTTCCACTCGTGGGCAGATGTGCCACCTGGTGAACTACCTGAGGGTATACAAGCGGAAGTATCTATCTGGCACAAAGAGTGCTTCGATAATGTCTACAACGAGGTAGATGACAGTGTGCACGCTATAAGCACACGATACTGTGCTGTGTGTGATGGAGATTTCGATGCCAATCCATACGGCAATCAGATCACATTAGGCAGGCTTGATCTAAGCGAGGAAGTGTTTGTAGAAGACGGCTCTGCCGCAACCAGAAAACTGTGTAGGCATTGTCTGCACAGGGTATTGGGAGAGGGAGACCCCGAGGAGGGGGCTGCCCTACTAGAGAACAGTTTGTTGTAATACGGGAAGGACGAGGTAGCCCACAAGGTGTGGGCTACCTACCGTCCGACCATCACCACAAAGAAAGGAGGAACAGCTTTGCCAAGGTACACTGGAGTCATAGATCCCACGGTACCAGAAGTCACATGGGAGAATTTCAGAGAGATGTGTTTTATGGTTGTTGAAAACCCACTGAATTTCTACCTAGAACTACATAAGGGCGAATTCGGAATGCGGCCAGTATACGAACCCAGAGGACACAAAGAAGGACAACCAACAGAAACCTGGTGGTTCCCAAAGTTCATCGCAGAAGGATTCGTAGAGAAGTACAAGGCAAACATTCCATCAGTTGATCCGAATTGGCCAGACGAAATGGCGGCTGCAGTATACAAGGACTGCAAGCCGTATGAGGAACACCTGGCACGACAGAAGACTGCAAGAACCTCGCAACACCAGAAGCGGTGGAGATACATAGTCTCCACAAAGCTGTCTGTGGAACAACAGAATAAGAAGGAAGATAGTGGCTAAACCATCGCTGCTTCAGGTCCTCGCTGTGGAGGTCTCTGCATAGGCAGGGCTCTCGCAGACGCGGCTGAGGCAGCGGTGGGGCCATTTGCTCCGCTCATCATTAGCCCAACAACCGTATCATGCAACTCTGGGCTGCGTTCTTGTAGACGTCTGAGCGTTACTGGCTTCTCTGCAGGAGTGAGCCTCGATATCTTGTCCGCCAGTTGTCTAGCCATGTACAGCAAGTCTACATTCATCCCACCCGCGATATCTGTGTTGGTGGCTGTAGCTGGATGTTGTTGAATGCTGCTCAGACTGAGTGGAGATGTGATCTCTTTTGGAGGTGAAATCAAGGATGGGTCTCTTGGTGTGGGTGCCATGTCTGGAGACTTCTGTGGTGCAGGCTGACCCGTTTGTGCAGCCGCTTGATCTTGCATCATTCCACTCTGAATCTCTGACTGGAATGTCATCTGTTCCTTGGCCGCTTCTGTCTGTATCGCAGCCTGCTCCACCATGGCCTTGGCTTGTGCTTTGTTCTGCCACTTGGCTGTGACAAGCATGGCCTCTCCCTCCATCTCCGCCTGTAGCAGTCGCTGCTTCTTCATCGCAGCTACCCTACGAGAAGCCTCCACTTCCATGATCTTGTCTTCTTTAGCCGAGTCGTAGTCAGCATCTGCCATCAAGGACTCATCAGACATCTTGCCAGCTTGGTTAAGCTGGAAGAGATATGCCTTCCTCTGTAGATCGTCCGCCATCTTGAACGGCTTGAACCTTGCCCCCACCTTGGGCCAGCTCAAGTAGGATGCTGTCCTGTCAATCACCCACCGCAATAGGGATAACTGGTCAGACAAGTAGCCCAAGAACATGTTCTCGAGCATGCGCAAAGACACGTTAGATCCTGAGTAGCTAAGCCCACCAAAGATCAATTCGTTGGGTACTCCCATACCAGCAACAATATGCTCAGACCATACCCGAATCTCTTGACTGAGAAGTAGGGCCCTGCCATCGCCGCCTATCGTCTCTTGACCAATAGGAAGTGGTAGGATGGGTATGTAGTTGTTGTCTGCACGCCACCGACGTAGCTCGCCCGCAATCTGATCATGCCAGTCCTGCAAGTTGACTGTGGTGTAGGGGTCACTGGTGGCAGAACCCGACTGTGGGAACAGCATCCTCAGGGGAACGATATGCTCAAGAGCTATGGATTCCTGGGCCTTCCTGAGCACCTGCAGATAGAAGGTATCCTTCAGTACTGGCAAAATCATAGGAGTACCCCAGCCTCTATCTTTGCCGGCAAGGGTAGGCCGCTTGAAGTGGTAGATATTGTCCCTGCTGAACACGACAGCCTTCCTCAAACGAAGGGCGTCGATGAACAGCTGGGGCACACTCTCTACCGCCGATTTTTTGCCTATTATAATGTCGTTCTTCAGCTGCACCGGGATCGAATAGTAGTACTCGTACTCCCCGCTGATGTCGTTGTATCGGATGTCAATGTCTTCCGGATTCCATCGTAGTAGCCTGATACCCTTGGGTGCCTTGATGTAATGGTCCCGGACCTTGGCTATACCAGAATGATCGCACTGCTCACACTGCCAGTGGAACTCGAAGTTCATGAACCTGTATATGGCATCAGATGCCTGCTTCTCGAATCCGCAGCGTGTGCAACGAAGAATCTTCACGAATGGATAAAAGATGCTGACAAGAGCATTCCCGTAGGTGTAATAGTCCAGACCTATTTCGATCTGAAAAGGACGGTACCTTAGTTGCTCATTGAGAAAGCTGTTCCAGCTCTCCTTCAAATCTTGCTTTTCGGTGTCTAGGATGATGTCTGTAATGGGGTAGTCTGCCATCTTGGAGACTACGGCATTGATCAGTGGATTCACCAGGAAGTAGTACCGACACCACCGGAACATCTGCTTGACCGTAGCTGGCAAGTAGGTCTGTCCGATATCGAAGAACGGGCTAGGGTATTGCAGACCGTAGTCTGAGGAGCTACCGGTACGTCCTCTAGTCCTAGAGAAGCGGAGAGCAGAGGAATCTGCACCACCTAAACCTGCACTCATCCCACTACTCCTGCGTCAGGTGTAAGAGCTCCAGCACCGCTATTAGGCGCCAGTTGCCCAAGTGTTCGGCCGACACCCTCTCCTGCTTTCCCCGCCCAATGTCCCAACAGGTAGCTTGGCAAGAGGCCAGAGGGCCCTACTGTGTAGCCCACGGTACTTGCAGCATCGCCTAGGGTACGTTCTAGCCTGCCAGGCCCACCTGGTTCAGTAGGTCTGGCAGCATCCATAGTTATACCAACGCCGGCAGCACCGGTCAGTCCCTTCTCGAGCTGACCCATCCTATTCCAGGAATTGTGGAGCAGTTTTCCTGGGTGTGTAACCATGCCGTGTACTGCACCAGGAACAGTCAGCCAGCCCTGTTGGAATGCTTGTTGGTGGGCTGCATCTCTAGCCAGGTCCTTAGCGTGTGGCTTCTCCGCCAACTCTGGAAGCACCCCTAACTCCCTAGCTTTAGAAAGTTGTTCTGCTGGATTACCTTCTATACCGTGGCCTGTGAACTGGTACTTAGATCTGTCCCAGAACTTCTTGGTTGCTTTGCTGGCTGCTTCTCTACCACCCTTGGTAGCCAGCAACCCAGCACCAGTCAAACCACCACCAACTAAAGCCCCTCTAGAAGCGCCCTGAAGCCTTTCACCAGGCTCTGCAGTACCAGCTCCCACTGCTGCCCCCGCGCCAGCGCCTATCGCAAGCTTCCCACCATAGGTGCCCATCCTATTGCTAAGACCCTCACGCACCGCTGGAATTAGCTTACGAATGCCAGACAGCGGAAGAGCAGCCTCCTTCTGGAGCTGCTCAACCAGTGCATGCATGTGGGACTGGGTTATGTGTCTCATGACAACAACAGCAACTGTTCCTTGAGTTGCTTGTTCCTTAAAGCTTGATAATCCCACGCAACCTTCAGTTTGGCTACCTGTATATCGACGGGGTTCTCCTCCAGCGTCAGACCCTCTGGGGTGCGTATTATTTCCCTGTACTTCTGCTGCACCTCTGTGATCATATCTGAGGACTCAAGACCCCTATCACTAAGGTATCTATTGATCTCGCTTTGACAGAACGCTATAGGGTGTGGTGCGTACATAACATTCTCGTCCAGCACGCTGGCAGCTACAAAACTTTGTGTCTCAAGTACAAATGCCTCACCAGACCTAACCATCTCCGCCGCATCCACACTGTTGAAGAGCTGTGCGATAGATGGCTTCTGAAGTACCTGCCAATCTGGAATGTTGTTGTTAAGTGCCTGTGTTATCCAACAGAACACTTCCCAGTTTGTCCAGTACATCTGCCCTATGTGCAGGGTCTTAATCGCTTGAATCTTTGCCTTCGCATGATCTGATATAGATGGTACGTGGAAATCTTCTTTGATCTCTTTCCACAGAGTCTCCGATTCCCACTCAAACCAGTCTGTTCCGTACTTACGCAACAGTGCCACGTCAAACACCACAGGATGAGAATCGTGGTGCACAAACAGATTCTTAGTTGTGACTGGAGTGGACTTCTTGTTCTGAATGTCTCCCACCATCACAGGAGGAAGACTGGCTACGTCGTTAAGAGTCAGAACGGGCTTAGTCTTGTCAGTAGTTTCAACCACCAGGTCTGCATCGAGGACAGCGGGTTCACCGGCATCTACGAAGAGAGATGGCTTCTGCTGGCCGACTTTTTCAAGTACGGCCAGCAGATCTGATTCGTGATCAGCCATCTTGTACTGCTTACTCCAGACTATTCACCAGCAGCTCCACTTGGTCCAGAAGGTCCACTTGGTCCAGAAGGTCCACTTGGTCCAGAAGGTCCACTTGGTCCAGAAGGTCCACTTGGTCCAGAGGGTCCTGTAGGTCCATCAAGCTCAACCGTAAGTGGGCTGGTGAATACACCATTCGATTGAACTCTGACAGCAACCATGTCTCCCGATGCACGAGGAGGATCAACATCCGTCATGTCAGGATTGATGACTACTACACCACTGTCTATCCAAGCAGCAGCTCCAGCCGTGCCTGTAGTGTTCTTTGGCATGCAGGGGATACCAGCTACGGTCACACCGTTACCGGCATAGTTTCCTACTCCGCCAGCAAGTGGGGTCACTGGAACTGCAGTAGAAATACCTGTGCCAGCCGCCGTAGCAGCCGCACGAATGATGCCCCGGCAAGGAGAGCCATCAGCATTGATCAGTGTGGCCACTGCATTGGCTGTGCTACCACCCTGAGCAGGCTGTACAGTCAACAGCCGTACTGACACAAACGCCTTAGGTTCTACTGGTGTGTAGACTCCACCACCTGCAGTACCAAGAGTAGCAGTGATACCAAATGCAGTTGCATTGATAGCATCAACAACATCTTGAGCAGTGCTTCCACCATCAGCGAATCTGATAACCAGTCTGTTGTTTGGCGCATCGAAGGTCACACGCAGGGTTCCACCAGCGCCTGGCTGTATGATCTCAACCTGGAGACCAACCGCACTAGGATCGGTTGAAACCAGATTGATGACCGATGTTCCAGATGTCAGCACGCAAGTGAGCGTGTCAGAGTAGGCGATGGAGAGTGCACCAGATTCTACTGGGGCAGCAAGTATCTGCGCCTTGATGCCACTCTTACCTGGCTTCATAGCAGTCAGCGTAAGGATGGCAGTACCAGAGACCAGAGCCGCATGATCGAAGGTCTGTCCCTGAAGAAGCTTACGACCAGCCAGTGTAATGACTCCACCGGTAGATACGGGAACAGCCCCCACCATAGCATCGAGCTCGGGGAATCCAACTCGTCCTTCCGAGTTCTCAAACCCAAGTTCTGTATCAACCCGGAGATCTGCAATCTCCCCCGGCAAACCTGTCTTACCACTGGCTACCAAATGTGGGATCTTTGCGCTAGCGAAACCGAATGATTGTGACATGTTGTTCTCCTTCTCCTACTGCGTATCGTTGAGAATCCTGGCGATAATCCGTTTCGAATCCAGTGGCAGAGAATCGAACACTTCGCTCGGTTTCTCTACTATCTCACTCGCCAGTTCGGGACCAAACTTTGCTTTTAATGCATGTATTTTCTGACTGTCGTGCACACCCTCCTGTAACTGATCTTGTGTCAGTCTATCAGCTCCCTGCTCCCATAGCCACTCCGCCCTTTTCTCCATCCCAAACACACATGCTACTGGGTCTACAATGAAGTCATCCCAGTATTGATCTAGGCCATGCTGCACATCGAATGCCGTAAGATCTATGCAGAACTGGTCTGGAGAAGCACTGGCATACTTATCCAGCATGCCCCTCAGTGCATCCCTCTCCGGCGCATCATCTACCCAGAACTGCATACGAGTACAGACCGAAGCTCGTACATCATCAGCTGAGGCAAAGTTCTTGCCAGCATACTTCATGATGTTGTCAGTCACGGAGATATGAAGTTCATCAGCTCTGGCTGCGAGCTTGGTGCAGTACTCCCTACGCTCCTGTGGATGTAGGCTCTTACCATTCTCTTCAAACCACTTGTTTGCCTCCAGGACTTCCCCGTAACTGTCGATGGGGAAGCGACCCTGGCCCAGCTTCTCTAGACAGTAGCGTGTGTGAGCCTTCTTCTCGAACTTCGGAGGTGGAGACTTACCAGTGGTATTCACATACAAATGATCAGCGTCCTTGGGTATGTGCATCTGTACCTTCTTGTCAAAGTCTTTCATGGCATTGAGCTTGCCAGAAGTGATTCTCATCTTCTTTACTAGATCTGATACTCCAGCTTTCTTCTCATCTGTAGCGTTGAGCTGGCTATCCGCATCAGCCTCTTTGTTAGGATTGGACTGAAGAGGCATTACTTCTGATCCAGTCAAGTCCGCTGATTTCTTCTTGCCGCCAAACAACTCTTGGGACAGCTCTCTTCGCTCTGCGGATGGCATAGGCTTACCAGCATGAGTGAGAGTTACATGTTCCGCAGTCTTCTGTAGTTGCCAAGGCGGTTCGATCTCAAAAGCCTGGCAGTACTCCACCAGGTTGGCAGCAGCTACCTTCTGTGCCTCTTCCGGCAGCTTGTCCTTGTTCTCCAGGAAGTAGAGGGTGGATAGAGCAGTGTTACCCTTGTCCACACAGGCGAACTTTCTGATCTTATTACCCTGGTCTACCATAACCAAGGCAAAGGCATCATCAGGAAGAGCAGCCAGCTTCTCCTCTGACTGATAGTCAGCTTGCCGGATGTAGTCCGGGAGCTGAGCGAATGCAAGTTTGGTCTTCAGTACTGTTCCTGAAGGGTCGTCATAGAAATCGATGACCGTGCCTGTTTGCATGGGTATCTCCAAGACTAGATAGTACGAGCCACAAGGAAGCCGTGTCAACTCCTATACTAGCGCAGCAAAAAGCTCAAAACCACGGGTATAAGCAAATCAGTCTATACCCCTGATAATGCCTACAGACAAGATTCTCAGAACAACTGCACAGCAAAGGAGATCAATGGGATACGCAGAACGGTTCAATCTGAATGAGACACCAAGGTGCTTCGGTCACAACGAATGCTATGACGATGATGACACCGATTGCAAAGCCTGCAAACATCTTCATACGTGTCGACAGGAAGTCACCAGACAATCGGCAGCAGCTATGCCACGAGTAGCAACTGCCTACACACCCTACCGCCCCTCCGCCTCCGCTCCTACACCAATCCGACCAGCCTACACTCCAAGCTACAACTCGAACTATAGGCATGGTAGTTATCCAAGTGCTGATGTACCGACCTGGGAACCTGGGCCCATGAACGACAAAGATCCTGCGGTCACACGCTTCTTCAAAGATGGTGCCGCTGGTGCAGCTCGAGGTCTGTTCTTTGAGTTCTGGAGATTCTGGACCGTGTTCCGCCTCAAGTAATAGATCAACTTGACACAATGCAATTAGACGCAGTCTAATTGCAGCGCATCAAAATTTAGGAGACAAAATGGCAAACCTGCATTTGATCAAGAGAGATCCTGACAAAGGTTACTTCGGTAGGCAACTGTGGATACCGAAGAAACATGTGAATGTGAGATCGATCAAGGCAGGGCTAGAGTACCCTGTGATGGGGGATGAGGGTATTGCTTTTCTACAGCTCTGGGAAGAGAACGAAACGCACATCATTGTGCCTAGAGAGTTCATTCCCCGGGATCAATACCCGCTCCTTCAGTTTCCCATAGTGCGGGTAGGTCCTACCTCTTTTCCCACCATCAAATTCAAGAGCAGCATAGAGCTGGATAAGAAGAAACTCCATCTCAATATCCAGCGAGATGCCTTCAAAGCTATGTGCGCTTCTCGCAGTGGTATCTTGAACTTAAGTTGTGGCCGGGGGAAGACAGTAATAGCCCTGCACCACATAGCCGAGAAAAAAGTACCAGCTCTGATCATAGTGAACAATACCACTCTGATAAACCAGTGGGGAGAGAGGATCGAACAGTTCCTGGAAGTAGCGGGGGGTGTAGGACTAGTACAAGGTCCTCCAAACACCTGGGACTGGGAAGGTAGGGGCATAGTTATAGCCATGCTCCACTCCCTTTCCTTGCGTTACGAGGAACTGCCTGACGGTTTTGATCGATACTTTGGTGGTGTCTACTACGATGAGACTCACCATCTTTCTGCTCCACTCTTTGTCCGAGCCGCTCCTATGTTCTACGGAGCTAGGTACGGACTGACAGCAACAGTAAACAGAGAAGATGGACTAGAGTCCATCTATCAGTACCACATTGGTCCTGTGTTTTATAGAAATCTGATGCAAGACCTGAAGCCTCGCATCTACATCCAGGAGATGCCTGTGCATGTCAACTTCCAGGACCCTGCGGTCATAAAGGAAATCACAGACAAGCGAGGCATGCCTAGTATCCCTAAGCTCCGGGGCTATCTGTGTACCCGGCCGGAAACTCTTGAGTTCATCTCAAGCAAGCTGCGTGTTCCTCTACATAAAGGACGTAAGGTCCTGGCACTCAGTCACTGCATCGAACAGCTATGTGCGTTGAACGCTATGTTTCCAGACTCCGGCCTGTGCATAGGTGATGTGCCACCACATGAAAGAATCGAAACTTTGAGGCATAAGCAAATCACATTTGGGACTCTGCAGTTAGTCAAGGAAGCTCTGGACGAAGAGACCCTGGATACCATATTCTTCTTGACCCCGTTCGGCAGTGGTGCCGTAGAGATGGGTGGAAAAAACTCTCTACAGCAAGGAATGGGTCGTATCCTAAGGCCCCTTGAAGGTAAGAGGCATCCTATAGTTGTGATCGTAGACCCCATATACATACCCAAACTCCACAGGATGTGCAGTCAGTTGAAGAAGCTCATCAATGCCTGGCCTCAAGATGAGGGCGGGCCTTTTGAGTACACACTTCTAAGTCCATACGAAGGAGCCGAACCGAAATGATCAGTATGGATGATCTACTTAACATCATATGCACAGAAGCTTTTGAAGGTGGCAACACTAGTTCCTGTATTGATTATGCAAGTCCAGAAGAAGTACACAATCAACATCTAAAAGAGGGCGGAATAAAAATGAACCAAGACAACAAACGATTGATCATTCTAGGCAACGGTAACCTTCAACAGATGTACGTGGGGTACACCCTGTTCTCACATGAGCAGATACTATACATGCTTAAAGAAGGACACCCCATCGGCCTCACAGAGGCCAGAATCTTTCAACACCTGATCATAAATATGATGAGCCCACAAGGGCCACTCACCAGCGTGAACACAAAGATCTTACCATTTCCCATAGACATGAGTGGCGGAGAGATTTGGATTAAGGCAACTGAGTACATAGATCCTGACAGTTCTAGAGCCGTATCTGAGGCCATCAAGAACCTACTGGGGACGTGCAGCCAGATAGAACAAGATGCGCGACTAAAGGACTCAGGATTAGTCCTAGCTTCCAGCATGCCAAAGGACTGAGTACACGATGAATAAAGAAGAAGCACTCAAGCAATTGAGAGCAGAGTGGGGTGACTGTAGACGTTGCGGTTTATGCAATACACGTAAGAACCTGGTCTTCGGTAATGGCAATCCCAATGCAGACATATTGATAGTGGGAGAAGGACCTGGGGAAACTGAAGACAAACTTGGTCTGCCCTTCCGGGGATCTAGTGGCGAGATTCTGAATCGATTCCTAGATGCTGCACAGATAGACAGGAACTCGGAACTGTATCTCACGAATGTGGTGTGCTGTTGGCCATACCAAGTTGTGAAAGATGAGAGGACAAACAGGGACCTTCGTGAGACCAGGTCCCCCACCAAGGAAGAAAAGCTGGCATGTAGAGAACGGTTACTGAAGATTCTCTATATTGTAGACCCAATGATCATAGTAGCCCTAGGCAAGACAGCCATGCAGTCTCTGACCGGCAAGGGTACTGTAATTACAAAAGCACGTGGCGAGATACTGGTGATGGAAATACAGGGTGTGCATACCAAGGTTCGTTACCCAGTCCTTCCCGTTTACCATCCGGCCTACCTAGCCAGAAGCATGGACTACACAGATGATGGTCCATGGCATACAACGGAAATGGACTTCGGTCTTCTGTGTCAGGTGGTGGATTGCTTACGAGAAAAGTACTACGGTAAAGTACCCCCAGAAAGAGATCAAAAACATGAGCAACCGAAAGAAAAAGAAAACGAAGACAGAGACCACGATTGACCAGCCACCATCAATGGCCGACAACAGCGCCAAACGGTACAGAGCTGCAGAAGCAGAATTAGCGGAGTTCATGAAGGACCCCGACGTTAGGGAGATACTAACAGAACTGTATCAGTTGGTTGATGAGAGGAATGCAACTCTGGATGAGGCCATTCGCAACATCAAGTCAGAACTACAGCGTTCTGATCAAGCGCAGCTTGTGCTTGGGGGACTAGGTGCACAAAAGAGGCACAAGAGGTGGTATGATACTGACTTCTTGGCTGAGCATCTGCCACACAACCAAGCACAGCTGGTTCTCACATCACATCTTGAGTGGGAACTCAATCAAACACTACTTGAGCAACTGCTGAGGCAGGGTGAGGTTGATGCCGAGGTAGTTAAGCAGGCGTTTCATGACGAACCCGATTCTCCTGCGGTACTACCTGGCACACCGAAACCATTCATCCTTCCACCGCTACCAGTTGATTAGAGGGAACTATGAAAAGATATGTGTTGGGTTTTGCATTTGATCCTACCCTGTACAAGGTGTTGCTAATTGAGAAAACCAGACCCGAGTGGCAGGCCGGACGCATGAATGGTGTGGGCGGGCACATAGAAGAGGGCGAACTCTCTTACGAGGCCATGAGGAGAGAGTTCATTGAGGAGACTAACATTTCGGCAAATATTGACCCAGCCTGGGTACAGTACGCCAAGCTACATGGAGTTGATAAGAGTGGAGAGCTTTGGGAGATAGACATATACCGAGGGATCATAGACGAGCTCGGTCCTATCGACAGCTACTATGCTACTACAGATGAGGGTGTTGTATCATTGGTGGCAGTTAAATGTCTAAATACCTGTCCGGTACTTCCAAACCTGTTGTACCTGATACCAATGGCAATCAACAACATAAATGGCACAGACAAGTGCGCATACTTTGACATCGCGGAAGTTAGGTAAACATGGCACAGCTACTGACAGAAGATCTTACATGGTGTGTGAGTAGACTACCAAATCTGCTCAGGAAATTGATTAAGGAAAGGCCAAACCAACTGGTTGTGGCCGGGGGCTACATAAGGTCCTGCATAGCCAATGAAAAAGTAAACGACATAGATGTCTTCTCTCCAAGTGCAGGAGATGCACAACTGTGCGTGAGCATATTGAAACTGGCCGGACCCGATGTACTGAAGGTGGTAAAGACCGAGAATGCACTCACCATTTGTACGAAACCGTACCCAGTGCAGTTCGTGCACAAGTGGGTGTTCGCAAAACCGGAAGATGTAATCCCCAGCTTCGACTTCACCGTGGCTAAAGCAGCCATCTGGTACGATGGAAATAATTGGGTATCCCTGTGCGACGACAGGTTCTACCTAGACCTAGCTGCCAAGAGATTGGTCTACTGTTGTCCCATTCGAAATGAGTACGCTGGTGGTAGTATGTTGCGGGTGTTGAAGTTCTACCAGCGTGGCTACAGGATACCGCTAGACAGTATGGGCGCTGTCATAGCTAGACTGGTGCAAGGTGTGGGTATGCGGATGAACAGTACCCCACCAGAAAGCCAAGAGAAACAACTAGCAAAAGTACTGACAGGACTACTACGAGAAGTAGACCCTAGCGTCGACCCAGAGCACATAGCCCATCTTCCATCCACAGAACAAACTAAGGAGAGTGATGCCAGCACTAGTGATACCCGGACGTAAAGTTATGGCCACTGTAGAAGGACGTGCTCAACAGATAGCCAAAGAAGACAACAACCGAGTACGACGGAAGCAAGAGATTCGTGGAGAAGCAGAGCTCAACTTCTTCCCCGGAGATGGGAAAGCTCAAGTAGACAGCACCAGGGGGTTTAAGTCTTGGATCAATGGTCGCAATGGTGGACTTACTGTGGAATCTACTGTTCGTGTCAGTGTGGCCTGTAACCAAGACCCAGAGTCCATAGAGGTTGCTATACAAGAGGCTGGGGCAGTAGCAGAGGCAATGGCGAAGAAGGGGGCTGAGGAGATGGGAGCATACGTAGATCACTTCGCAGAGGATGTGGGATGAAGACTTGTGCCGTATGCGATAATACGTCAGAAGGCAACTACTCCATCCATAGATACGCAATGGATGTAGGTCGAGAAGTGTGGCTCTGTGATGGGTGTGGATCTAAAACAACACCCACATGCGGACAGATATGGGATTGGCTGCGCGATAAGAAGTTGCCAAGGTCTGCCTTCGTCAAGAAACCTAGGAAGCCGAAAGCAAAGAAACGCACATGAAAATCTGTGATGATGCTTGTTTGATCAATGCTCTACATGTAGTGGAGATAGCAATCAGCAATACCACCCCATACGTGGGTGGCAAAGGCATGCTCATGACTGCTACCTATGCTCTTGCCATAGGAGATCCTAAGAACCAACAAATACAAAGCACGCACGGTAAGTGCACAGCAACACCACAAAACTGGTCAAAAGAAACACTAGAAAAACTAGTCGACTTGATCGACTCAATGGAACATGACCTACTACCAAGACACTTCGACAGAAACATCAACAACACACTAAGCAAGGGGATGCAAGATGAGACAGGGCCTGAGACTGGAAGACTCGAAGAAACTCCTCAAATTTGAACTGGTACGACAGGAGGTCGCTGAGGAACACTATCTCAAGAACCCAGACATCGTAGTCAAGATGTCTGACTTGAGGATCACACCAGAGCTCCACATGGAAATCCCAAAGTTGGGTACGTTCAGCATGACAGATTGGTCCAAGCATCAGCTCGGTCAAATCCTGGGAATCCAGTGGAACAAGTGGTTCAATCCTGCCTTTGTCAACCACAGCGTCATTCAGGATGAGTTACAAAAGCGTTTTTCTTGGACCGGCATGAGCCAGAAGCTCAGGACCAAGCAGTTCCGACCAGGAACTCCAGGGGTCAAAGGAGCCAACGGTTATCTACGTGCCGTTCTATCCCCAACATACGAGCCCATAGATGACGAGAGGATCTTTGATAGGTGCGAACGCAGGTTCACATCTCAGCTCAGTGAGCTGGGCTTCATGAAAAATCACCTAACAAAGCATACACGGTGGGGTAATGACCACTGCAACTACTACACCATGGTTTCCAAACAGGAGATCAACCTTGGGGAGATTGACAGGAATAATCCCAACCCGGAAGTTCGACGTATCTATGACCTGGCGGAAAGAGAAGGCAGACTCCCAGAAGCTGACTACATCTACCCAGGTCTGTCCCTGCGTAACTCAGAAGTAGGATACACAGCTGTCGTCATAGATGAGTTCACCTTCCGCCTGGTGTGCTTGAACGGAGCCATCATGTGTGTGGGCGATAGCCGACTCATGTACCGACAACACCGACCCATCGAAGAGGCTTTTCTGGACAAACAACTGAACGAGGTATTCAGCAAGGTCGACAAGCGATGGCTTCAGACCAAGAATAACCTCCTCATGCTTTCCGGCATTCCCATCAAAGACCCAGACAATGAGATCCTCCTGCAGTTGACAAAGCTGGAGGCTTCTAAGAAGTTCATCACCGCTGCTCAAGAAGCATACAAACTCGAGCCCTTGGCAACCATGTACGGTGTGTTCCAGGCTGTCACACGGGCAGCTCAGAATATCAACGAGGATATGGACAAGCGCTTCGACTTGGAAACTATGGCTGGACGTCTGGTATCTATGGCTCCAAAGCTTACCGCGTTGGCTGCCTAGACCACAACCTGTTGTGGGTGGGGTAGGGGTACACCACAAGCAGTTGGGTTCATCAACACGTCGTTGACAGCCTCACTGCTTGGGGTACTCTTACCCTTTCCACTTCTGTTGCAAGGAGAGATCAAATGGCAGAACGAGGAAGAGCGTCAGGACCCGGTTCCGCACTACTGGGACTAACAGAACTGAACAACCGATTCACTGCGCTTCAAAAAGAGTTTGCGGAACTCAGAGATCAACTGAACGTCTTTGAGAATTGGAACTCTGAGATCAAGACGATGTACGGTAAGATGGTTGGCATTGACACCACAGATGGCAACTCCCGTACTGGTGTTCTTGTGTGGTCAGACCGCTACAATCTATGCATAGAGCGGGTAGGTGGAGTTAAAGCGCACAGACAAATCATAAGCAAAGGTGCAATGGTCTCTATAGAGCTAGAGGAGTAACCTATGGCAGCCAACAAAGACATATCCTTGATAGCAAAGATCGCTGACACAGGCGACATCAGAACTGCGTACGATGCTGGTGTACGTGTAGAACGCTTTGCAGATACAGATGCCAGGCTACTATGGGACTATGTCTATGGATACTGGAGAAACAAAGCTACCAGTGGTGATGTTCCCACCAGAGAGATGCTTCATGAGGCATTTCCCTCGGTAGACATTCCACCAGAGAATCGCATAAGCATCAAGTCAGCCGTAGATGAGTTCCTCAAGCACGACACTACAGCAAGACTCAAGAAACTTGGTACGTACATAGACGATTGGGCTGAAAGACCTGATGAGGCTATTGCGCATTTAGATCGTGAAATCAGAGAGATGCGTAAGATCCGTAGGAGTAGCACTGATATCATTGTCTCTGCTTCCGGCGAAACCGTAAAGCGTATGTACGAGGCGAACAAGCAGAAGAACGTACTCAGTGGTATCCCCTATCCGTGGAAGATACTGAATGATGAAACTCGAGGTATGCAGGATGGAGAGTACATCATCTTCTACGGAAGACCTAAGAGTCTCAAGACTTACCTCGCTCTGTATGTTGCTACGTATGCATACGATTTCGCCAGCTGCAACATATTGATCTATACCCGCGAGATGTCTCCAGAACAGATGATGGTCAGAAGTGTGTGCTTCCTAATAGGCGCTCCATACGAGGCATGGAAGCACGGACGACTGAACGAGATAGCGCATCCACACGGTGGTAATATGGAAGATCATTTCCATGCCACTATGGATACTATGTACGCAGATGAGAAAACCTGCAGTCTAGAGACTGGCAGAAACAAGAAGCTGATCATTACCAGTGACCGAGAGGACCGCAAGTACGGTGGTGCAATAGGTGGTCTACAGCGTAAGATGGAAGACTTCAAGCCAGACATGACTGTAGTAGACGCCGTATACCTCATGAAAAATGATCGTGATGGAGTAGGACAACGGTCAGTGAAGTGGGGAGACCAGTCCGCCATATCCCAAGATCTAAAGGACCTGGCACAAGACACCAAACGAGTAATCCTAGCTACGTTGCAGGCGAATAGGGCCAGTGAAAAACCAGACCAACGAGGACAGTCTACAACTAACCTGGCCTACTCAGACTCCTACGCACAGGATACCGACTTGGCCATTGAGATCATAAAGAGGTACGTGGATAAAGAGCACAATGAGCTAGCCCTTGCTATCACTGCTTCCAGAGAAACAAATATAGCTGGGTTTGCCATTCATGGAAATCCATGCTGCGATTTCAGCATGTTGGAGCGAGAAGTTCGTGATGACATGGGTGTCATGAAGAATCCTGATGGCACCAAGGTCATTCAGCCTGTTATCTTCCAGGACCCAAGAGACATCAAACAATTCTTCTGGAAGAATCACATACCAAGCGTGTTGCCAAACTACGATGCACCTGAAGAGTCCTCTGGCGATGGAGGACGTAGAATGAAGGGCCCGCCCTCGTTGCATATCCCAGGTAGGTGAGTCGTGGCACTACGTGAGGTCGTACTAGAATACGCTACTAAGTATCTGCGGTACGTAAGAACTTCAGGAACGGTTAACGTAGGTGGTCCTTGCCCTTTCCATAAGGGAGGGCAAGAACGCACACCATCCTTCTACATCAATACCCAGAATGGGTTGTACTTCTGCCATGCGTGTGGCGAGAAGGGTACGTTCGCGCAGTTCATGAAGCTAATGGGGGCTAGTGCTGAGAAGGTAGACCTAGTTCTCGAGCTAGCCAGACAAGAGCAACCGAAGAGACCGCCTAAGGCATCAGACCTTCATGGTGACCACTACCTGAACGAAAGCTTGTTGGGTGTCTTTGACTATTGCCCCGTAAAGCTGGTAGAAGATGGATTCGATGAGGTACTACTCCACAAAATGGATGTGGGGTTTGATAAAGAGTACGAACGGATCACATTTCCTCTCCGCGACTTGTATGGGAATTTGGTGGGGTTTTCAGGAAGAACGGTGACGGATGGTTACCCGCGATACTTGGTATACAAGAAAGAAGACCTGAAGAGGTTTTGCTCAGACAGACCAGAGGACATGGCCAAGTATGATTCGTATGACATCAAGAATCATGAGCATCTGTGGAACATGCACAACGTGTTCCCCAGTCTGTTCTATACCGAGCTGGATACTGTGATAGTGGTTGAGGGATTCAAGGCGTGTCTATGGATGATACAGCATGGGTTCGAGAATACCGTAGCTTTGCAAGGGAGCCGAATGACGGCAAAACAAGAGGCCATACTTTGCAAGTTTGGTGGGAGTGTGCTCTTCTTTCTAGACAACAACAAGGCAGGAAGGGATGGTACTAATGACGCAGGACCAAGACTAAAGTGTAGAGGACAGCAGTTCAAGGTTTGCTCCTACCCGGACTCTGTAGAAGAAGGAGCACAGCCAGACAATCTCACACAAGAAGAAATACAGAACAGTCTGGACACAGCAAAAACACTGAATGAATGGAGAACTGAAAATGGAATACTCCCCAAATCGAAGAATCTCAATAGGGCAAAGAATCCATGGGTACATGGCAACGCACAGCACAGGTAAGAGCAGCGGTTTCAAACGAAGCAGAGGCTCTTCCCTCAACATCAGGTGGGGTGCTAGGTGGAGGCCGCCGAAGGCACCAGCCACAGCTAAGATCCGACTGATACCAGGGAACTACAAGGGACTGGATGGAAACGAGTACTCATACTTCCAGTACGTTGAGTTCTACAGCGTGAGGGCCAACAGGAACTTCATCAGTTCCGCTGATTGGAAGATCGATGATGAGGGTAAGCTCATCAAGGTTGGTGGGAATTGCCTTGGTCAAGATGCAATGGATACGGAGATTGCAGAGGGTATAGACAGGGACCACCGTTCGATCTCTCGTAGACTTATGCATGTGTTCAATGCAATACACCTGGCATGGTACCACCTGGTACCAGTAGAACGTGGAGATGGCTCACCAGCCATCTATGAGAATGGCAAGAACAAAGGTGAGCAGATACTGCAGAAGGTACCTTGTGATGGTCGCAAGTGTGACATGTGCCAAGAAAAACTCCCAAAGACATTTGGCAAGAAGTCACACTGGAGTCTGGGGTTCAATCACCTCGTGAATCTGTCCGGGTTCATTGACGAGATTGAAAAGGACTGTTCAGAGTGTGGTGGCAAGGGCACCATAGAGAAGGTTACCTACGACTGCGGTGGATGTGGCACACCAATCGTTGTGTGTGCTGACTTCGATCTCCGGGATGAGAAGCAGGCAAATGAGTACGACAGGTTGATTGGTAGACCATACGTCTGCAAGTGTGGCCTTACTGATATACCTGTGGCTCAGCTTGAGTGCACTGGCTGCAGAGACCCCAAGCCACTGGACATCTTTGACTGTGACATAGAGGTCAAGAGGCAAGGTGAGGGTACTGCCTCCACAGTACAGGTTGCTCGATGGGTGCCTACCGTGCTTACAGATGAATTGAAGGAAATGGCCAAGCCGTGGAACTTCAGTGAGATCTTTGCACCTGACCCATTGAACATACAAGCAGACATCCTGAAGTGCAGGAATCCATATGCTACCGGCGGTGCCGAAGCCGGTAAAGAACATGCCCGTGAATACGGTACAGCCGACTACAACAAGTAGTGACTGAGTCTGTAGTCCCACCCTCCCTTCTGCCGGGGAGGGTGGGATTTTCTTTGTAGGCACACTCAGGAGAATTCTTTGCAGCGCATACTACAGTTGAAACCGCCGGTTACCTACGTGGATAACCCCGAAGAGATGATGAAATTCGTCAAACACGTACAAGCCACCAAGGAGTGCGCACTAGATACTGAGACGACAGGACTCAACAGGTGGAAAGATCATGTGGTTGTGTGGTCTGCTTGTCCATCTGAAGACGCCCGATACTGCTTTACCCGGCCTATGCTTCGCATCTACAACGAGGAGCTAGCCCAAGATACCAGCCTCACCTGGTACTTCACCAACCAAACATTCGATTTCTGCATGCTTGCAAATTCTGGTGTCCTACCTCCTATGGGTGACTCCTATTGCACGCTGGCCATGGACTGGCTACACAACGAGAACCGACAAGGACGCCACGGTCTGAAGGACACCACGCTGGACTACACAGGTGCCGGCATGGAAGAGTTCAATACCGCTTTCCCAGGTCTGAAAGAAGAGAGTACGGAGGTACGCATACTCAGAGCTCTGGAAGTAGATTTCCGTAGGGCGATCAGTTATGCGTCTGATGATGCGTACGCAACCTTCAGAGTCTTCCATATTCTCCGCGACTTCCTAGACAAGGAAGAGATGGTTTATGAGAAGTCCTTGTGGGAGTACTTCCAAGAAGTAGAAATGCCATTCACTAGGGTCTTGTTCAATATGATCCGAAGAGGGATTATGATTGATACAGGGTACCTAGAAGATCTGAAGCCGCAGCTGCATGGAAATATACAGCTGCTAGAGCGGAAGATTGTGAAGATGGCCGGTAAGGAGCTGAATCTCAAGAGCACTAAGCAGCTGGCATGGTTGCTCTTTGAGAAACTTGGTCTTAAACCGATCAAAAAGACAAAGAAAGGTGGCAAGCCATCTACGGATGAGGACACTCTACAGCGGTACGCTGATGATGGTATAGAGATATGCAAGGAGATCATAAAGCTTCGTAAGCTCTCAAAGTTCAACAGCACCTACGTCGAGGGTCTGTCCAAGTGGTTAGATCCTGTGGGTCGTGTGCACCCCACACTCACCCAGCACGTGACAGTTACTGGACGGTTGAGCTCTGTAGATCCGAATCTCCAGAATATTCCGCGACCTGACAACGACGTGTTCCATATCCGTGAAGCATTCATTCCCAAAGAAGGTTATGCCTTCTGCGTCTTTGACTACGAGCAACTGGAGATGAGAATACTGGCTCATATTTCTGGTGAGCCTAACATGATCCAAGTGATCAATAACGGGTGGGATATTCACACAGGCACTGCCAGCCTGATGTACAACTACCCGTACGAAGAAATCATAGCTGCTGTGAAGAGGAAGAAGTCAGCATCCAAAGAAGGCAGCAACATCAAGCTCACGGAACTCGAGCTAGCGATGTGCTTTGGTAGACAAGCCAGTAAGACAATAGGCTTCGGACTGCTGTTTGGTGAGGGGCCGAAGAAGCTGGCCAATACCCTAGGCGTGTCTATACCAGAGGCAAAGAGACTGATAGAGAAATACTTCGCACCATATCCCGGTGTTCGAGAGCACATCAACAATGTGCACAGACTGATCAGAGAGGATTGTGTATACCGCACACTTATGGGAAGGCCCCGTAGATTCCCAGAGATGTCTCAGATAGGTGATAGACCCTATTGGGATTTGACCGGTGGTGAGAAGCTAGTTGTATCGCAGAGTGAGCGTCAATCGGTCAACTTCGGTACGCAAGGTGGGGCTGCTGACATACTCAAGAGGGCTATGATCTTGTGTGAGTTCGATCCACACCTCCGAGATCTAGGTGTGGAGATGCTACTTCAGATTCACGATGAGTTGATTTTCGAAGTGCCTATCGAATCCGTACAGGAGGCTATGCCAGCCATCAAACAACTTATGGAGCATCCACTTGGTTACGAACTGGCAGTTCCATTGGCTTGTGATGGAGGTTCTGGAAACTCCTGGATGTCCGCGAAAGGCTAGAACAATGAACAAAAAGCTAAGTGAGATACAGGCATTCGTAAAGGCTGAGATGGCCAAAATAGACACTGACGAAAGGTATCATAACGAACCGGCACTGTTGCAAGTAAATGCACCCCTAACTTTGATCCAGCTTGAAATGAGTGCCAAGATGTTAATCCTAAAGAAGGTAAAGGCACTTCTAGACCAGCCATGACCTACCAGCAATTGATCGTGCACGTTGCAGAAGGCTCGAGCTACACAAAGCGTGAACTACGTAAGATCTTACGCCTTGTTAGCTCCGCCATCTGCAACGAGCTTGCTGGTGGTGGAGAGGTTGTGTGGAACGGTCTTGGTGCACTCAAGAACGTACCTAAAGCCCCACACCTCGTACGCAATGTCTTCACAGGAGAGCACTACAAAACTAAACCTAGTAGACGAGTCAAGTTCACTCCAAGTGCAAAGGTTAGGAAGCAGGTGAGAGCATCTATACACCTGTTCCAGGAACCTGACTTGGTTCAGCGCTATCTACCAAAGGAGAACAGTGGAAAAATACGCAGTACAGATAGACCCAACAAAAGTGGACAAGGAGAAGGAGAAGAACGCAGAGAAGGGGAAGACGTTGGACGACCCCAACTGCAATGTACCCCTAGATCCAATCGAGGGCTCAAAGCCTTTCGAAAAGGAAGCTGAGAAAGGCGCAAATGCCAAAGCCAAGTAAGACACCAGTCAAGAAGCCTACGTACACAGGGCCTGTGTACGTAGACCCCAATTCTATCCCGCGAGCTGATGCAAATGAGCTTCTGGATGTTCTCCAAGCCACGCTTGGCGGCGATGGTGTAATCCTGCAGCAGGGTATAGAGGTAGAAGGTCGCTTAGATCTAAGACGACCAAGTGGAATCACCCAACTAGATATCGCGTGTGGTGGTGGTCTGCCAGCTGGTGGACTTTCTCAGATAGATGGGGCTGATGGGGTGGGAAAGAACCTGCTGATGAACTACTACTTTGCCAAGCAGCAGTCCATTCATGGAGCCGCCACCAACCTGGCCATGGTGTGCCTAGAGAGTGGTTATGACAAGCTGTTTGGCAGGGCGGTAGGAGTCAAGGTAGCACTATCTCCATACGAGATTGAGGCAGAGGGCAGGCGTAGGCGCATGAAGGGAGAGCCTGAGCTCACAGTTGAGGAAGTAGCAGAGCTACAGTCTCAGGTAGGCAACTTCCACATCTTCCGTGGTGCCGCATCAGAAAAGATACTGGAGGCTGTGGTGCACTGTGTGTCATCCAACTCCTATCAGATCATAGGCATTGACTCTTGGGATGCCATGCTCACCGCAGCAGAGGAGGGTAAGGAGCTCGAGGACAACGCGAAAGTAGCCGATGCTTCGGGTATACAGACTAGATGGATGCGCAAGGTGTTTGGTGCCTTATCTCCCCAAAAGATCTGCCCGGACTGCTTTGGTAGGCCACTGGGATTCAAGCAGTATGGCAAAGGGAACTTCGACTACATCTGCCCAGAAAGCAAGTGCGGTTGGAAGGGTAAGAAACCCTACATGTGGGAGAACGAAACTACCCTCATAGGCATTCGGCAGATACGCGCCAACCTGAATAAGATGGGCATGCATGCTCGGGAGTACAAAGTCGGAGGTGCATATGCTCTTCGTCACGGCAAGATGATCGATATTGCCCTCAGGCGAGGCAAACCGATAGAGCTCAGCAATAACAACATCGGAAAAGAGATCAACTGGGAGCTTACAAAGGGCAAGGCAGGTACACACGAGGGTCTGAAAGGAGCATACGAATACTACTACGCTCCGCCAGGCATCGACCTGTCTTCAGATCTAGTCAACTACTGCTCGGCCAACAACATCATCCAGTATGGTGGACCAAAGGTTGGGTTCTACGTGACGTCTATGGATGGTAGTGAACAGGTTAAGTTGGGGACCAAGGAAGAGATGCAAAGGCGGGTAGAGGAAGACAAAGACATTGAGCACCTTCTTCGTGTTCTCAGCTTCAGAGAGGCCGGGCTAGGGAGAGTGCGGTTCAAGTGAACACCATCAAATTAGAGCTGGCTGTACGATATGTAGGGTTCGGAAAGTCCTGTAGCAGTTGCGGACAGGTGAGGGAAACCACACACTATGCCCTCCAGAATACAGTGAGTGGTGATGTGCTACAGGACTTCCGACTCTGCGATAAGTGTCAAGACAAGGGGCACGTGATACGATTTGAAGTGGTGGGCTCTGCTGACACCAATAGAGCCAGAGGAGCGCGTAGAGTACGAATATCCAGAGAGCTGGAGAGGGGCCTTGCCAGGGATGTAGGAGGCAAGGTGCAGCCAGGATCTGGAAACCAAGATGATAAAGACGATGTGCGGGTGTTCGGAGAGTGGCGATTCGAACACAAGTACACGGACAACTGCAAGGACTACATACTGCACGCTTCAGATCTAATGGCGGTGGTACGACATGCCAAACTGTCTGGAGAGTGGCCAGCATTCGTTCTGAACTTCCGCAAGCTCGGTAGGAAGTTTGTCACAATTCCATACGAGCTATTCCTCGAACTAATGGAGAGACTGCGTGCCAATAGATAAGCTGATGAGCGTAAAAGATCTGAGCACCTGCTCAAAGAAGGTGTTCCAAGAAATAACAGTAGTGAACAGAATCGAATCTCTGCTGGAAGACATGAATGTCAAGGCAAGTTCGATGTCTGATCAGTTAATGATTGGAGACATGGTACGCATGACTCATGTGTTCCATGCCTCCGAAATTGGAAGAACCACAGGTAGGTCGCCTAGTGGCAAGTACCCTATGGGTTGTGCTAGAGCCCTATACTACAGTTACATAAATGCACCAGCTGAGGGTTCTTGGACTCCCAGAAACAGACGCATACTAGACACTGGTACTGCAATCCACAGTCAGCTACAGATGTACTTAGCGGAGGTAGCAAAGAAGAGGAAGAAGACAGAGTCGTTCGAGAAGGAAGCTCTCATCTCTCCAGAGACAAACCCAGTAGCCGATGTCTTAGATCTATCCGGACATACTGATGGCATCTACAACATCACTCTTCCGCACTTGCAAGTACGTTTTGGAATAGAAATCAAATCCATCAATGATGCTGGATTCAAGGCCACCAAATCAGTACACCCAGAGCACGCAGTACAAGGTACCATCTATCAAGCATGCTTGGATTTGCCGGTTATGCTGTTCCTGTACTACAGCAAGAACGATTCCAACATGGCCGAGTTCCTTCAGGTATTTGATCCCAACATATGGGAAGAGATCAAAACAAAAATCAACTGGGTTAGGGAGTGTGTGTACAAAGGGGTAAGCCCCCAACAAGAGATAGGGTTTGGTTGCAAGACCTGCAAGTACAAAGCGATCTGTAAGCCACCACAAAGGACAAGAAGGCCCATGGCAGTGAATGCATTCAGAACAAAGGGAGGTATGGCATGCGGATAATCAGACCTGGTGTAGAGCTAGTATCCTGCTCTACAAATCCAGAGAAATTGATCGAGCGTATGGGAAGAATTTGCTACAAGAGTGAGGACATGATCACAGAAGATTCTGCCCCCAAGTTCATCAGAATGATCATGCAGCGGGGTCATGAATCTGTACTAGAGCATGCCGTTGCTAGCTTCATCATCACAACAGACCGTGGGGTTACCCACGAAATAGTACGGCACAGGCTTGCTAGCTACTCTCAGGAGAGCACAAGATACTGTAACTTCTCGCAGGATCGTTTCGGGGGAGAGATTACTGTTATCGAACCACCCGGTCTAGGTGAAAGTATGGCTTGGGGTTTCTGGCATAGCGCTGTAGCAGTAGCTGAAGCCCAGTACTTAGCGATGCTCAATGAAGGCATGTCACCACAGATTGCTCGATCTGTTCTTCCGAATTGCCTGAAGTCTGACATAGGGATGACAGCGAACTTTCGAGAGTGGCGTCACTTCCTCAAGCTGAGGACTAGCCCAGCAGCACATCCGCAGATGAGAGAAATAGCGAATCTGATAGCACAAATACTATGCGTCCTGTCTGCAACATGCTTCGGGGAATTCTTGGAGAAGACTGATGCCAATACTGGAGGCTAACTACGAACAAGGCATGGCTGCCTATGAACAAGCAGCCGACAAGGGTGATGCGGAACTGATCAAGATGGGCTTCCCTAGGTCCCAAAGACCTATGGTAACTGTCGAGGGTGTGCAGCAGTTCGCAGATAGACCTACCCTACCTGAACGTCTCAGCGACTTGTCGATGTCAGACCTGCAGGACTTGCTTGGCTGGTTCACTGCCTGGCACTCGTATGCTGTGGAGCAGGTACCTCCAATGCGCATCATGAGAAACACAACAGAAGCTGCTCGCGACTTTGCGTGGGCTAAGATCCGAAAAGAAAAGAAGGGTACAGTATCTGATAAGAACGATAACACCCGTACGGATATGAGGTACGTCCAGGCAAACACCGCCTATGAGACCTCAGACTACATGTACAATATGATCAAGGCCATAACAGATGGCCTGTACAGAGAGATTGAAACCATATCCAGAGCCATCTCAGGACTGGAACAAAAATTCGGTGCAGAAGGACATCGTTTTTCAGGAGAGCGTCGCGGTGTTGGTGCACACTCTGGCCCCTCCTTCAAAACACCGTTCAAAGCTGATGTCATGGCACGATTCCGTACAGGGACCAAGCGATGAGCTTGGTGATCCCAAAATCGAAGAAAGTGCAAGAGGTTAGACATGTAGCAGGACTACATGTGTGGGTACCCTTCCTGCCGCCATCCTCAAATGGCATCTACGTGAACATACCGGGCCACGGTAGAACTCTATCTACCCAGGCTCGGGCGTTCAAGGTGAAGGCCATGCGAGAGATTCAACAGAAAGGTAGGGTGGCCTTTCTGCAACTGAAACCCAATGTACCCTACCAACTGAACCTCACAGTATTCTTCGATCATATTGAAATCAAAAAATCAGCAAAGGGAAACAGGTACATAGTTAGAGACTTGAGCAACGTAGTGAAGTTGATAGAAGACACGGTGTCAGAGGCAGTAGGGATAGGAGATGAGCACAACTTCAGACTGGTTCTAGAGAAGCACTGTGATCCTGAGAACCCCGGTATGTATGTAGACCTAATTCAAATATCTGAGAAGAGTGTAGGTCTGACAAAGAAGGAGTACGATCTTGGTCACACCACTAGTACCTAAAGTCGATGCAAACGACTTCTCACGTACGAACATCACAGAGTTGATTACTCTGTGCCAGCATGCCGGTATCCTTGGAGCACACAGGGGCATACCGCGCAAAACACTTATCGCACTGCTGAGAGGAGAGACAACAGCCAGAGCAGTAGACATGCCGGACCCTGTGGACAACTACAGGGAGATGATGCTCTATCTACAAGAGTCCATGCCAGACATTATCAAAGGGCAACTGAAGTGCAGTACTGATCACTACTTCTGCCCGGCTTGTCCGCCAGCAAGAGTGGTAGCATGTGCACTCGTGAACTTTGATGAAGGGTTCAGAGAGCAAATCTTGAAAGAGATGAAGATGGGGCAAGGATGAACCTCAAGAGTTGTGTAAGCTGTGACCGGCTTACCACCTGTCACGTCGTAGATGCAGACAAGTTGGAAATGGGGTATTGTTGCGATTCATGGGCCAAGACAAGCTCAAGTATCTTGTCAGGCCGCCTTCAAATTGCTAAAAGGTTCGGACCTTGGGCACTCAGGTACGAAACCATTCGACTGCAACCAGTAGGTGAGAGTGCTGGACCAAAAATCAGGAGACGACACAAAAATGGCTGACACGTACACTCGCGAAGATCTAGGAAAACTGAAGCGCTCTGAGCTGCGGGCCTTGGCTGTAAGTGACAAGGTGGGCATGACGTTCCAAGAAGCAAGCACCGCACGATCTGAAGACATGGTGGAGATTATCCTCAAGAAGCTCGGAGGAGCAGGAGCTAAGAAGGGAGCACCCGCTCCCAAGGGAAAGCCAGCTGGTAAGCCAGCACCTACCCCAGAACCCGAACCGGAAGAGACACCAGAAGAAGAGGCCCCTGCGGAAGAAGAAGCTCCTGCAGAAGAACCCGAAGAAGTGCCGGAAAAGAAGAAGGGTGGCAGGGCCCTGAAGGAAGAGAATACGGTCATCCAACGGGTAGATACAATCGGCCTGTTGGTCGAGGAAACATCCAAGAACGTGGTAGGTCTGACTGAGAAGTTGGGTGCCCTGCAGAAGCAGTCCTATGTTGCACTCAGCTTGCTCAAACTGCTGTTGGGTGCCAACATGGAACCTGATGAGGTGGACAAGGCTATCGACGAAGCCTCCACAGAATTCGATGGTGGCGAGGGAAAAGAGTAAAGGGGATAGACCCCATACCTCCGTCTGCTGAAGACGTAGTCACATTCAGCTTCAGCAGCCTAGAGAGAATGAGTGTCAAAGAACTTCTGATGGTGATCGAGTCTGTTGTATCTGACCGACCACCACCAGGAGCTACTAAAGAGCAGCTCCTGCACTTCATTCATCTCAACTCGATCTAGTTTCGAGTAGAAGGGAGCCCACCGGGGGCTCCCTTTCTTTTGCCAAAATACATACCCTACGAGGGTATAAGGATTATGAGTAGGAAGATCTAACCCACAAACCGAAAGGATCAGCCATGAGTATGCTAATGCCGAAAGACATCCGAAGTGATGTGCGGAGAATTCTAGCCAGTGCTGCCACTGGAAAGCCCGTAGGATGGAAGCCTCAGTATGTTACTGCCTATCAGATCTTTCGACGGCTTCCCTCCGCAATCAGACACAGACTGGTAGCTGAAAGGGGGAAGCCTGGGAAGGGTAGCGGCAACGAGTTTGCAGCGGCGAGTGTTGTTGCCATGGCATGCAGGGGCATGCCTGACGTACGTATCCGACGTCTGGACACCGAAGGTATCACCTTCGAAACCGGCACAAACAGAATCGCGAAAGCAGGGTACAAGGTGTGTGGCATCTACAGACTGCTACCACACCAGAACAACTAGCACAGGAAGGATTGGAGGATGACAGAGAACGGGAAGACGTATTGGGTACACAAGTCAGAAGAGCGGACGTGGTGCAAGTTGTTGCCGCAACAATGGTCATTGCATGTAGAGCCCTCATTCCTAGCCAGGTACATCTACACTGGCTATGTGGCGATCAGAAACGAGAAGGTAATACAAAACATCGGCGCTGACGATGTGACCGAGTGTCAGCAACTGGTAGAGCAGAAAGCTAAAGAGTATCTGACAGCACTGCTGTCTGCTCTATAATGGTAATGACCTTTGAAAAAAAAAAGAACGGAGGGACATGCGCGAAAGACTCTTGGCTGTGGTAGCAGTACAGAGATCGGTGCGTACACAACTGTAGACTTGCGCTAGACCCCTCTCCCCGCTGCTGGCGGGGAGAGGGACCATACGCTAAACCTTAGCCTACAGAGGTATCTGACCCTTCTCTAGCTTCCGCACTATGTTCAGCACTCTGCGTATTCCTCGAACATCCTGACTGGCCTCAAAAACAGGATTGGTGGGCTGCACAGTAGGCGCACCTGGAGCAGGAGCAACAGGTGCTGGTGGCCGAATATCAAGAGCCCCCACCTTCCGAAGACTCGCAGGCATCTTGAACTTGGGTACCCTTGGCTCCTTCCCGAATACCTCAGGACCTGCCTCTAGAACCGCATCAGCTCGCTTCTGTAGGGCGTTTGCTATCTTGACCAGCTTCCCCTTCTCCTTAGCCAACTCACGCAGCCTGTCCATGGATATCTCCACCATGCTACCAAAGAACTTGGGGTTGTCGTAGTGGTCCAGGTATGCCTCTTTGGCGTCTTCAGCAGTGTCCCAGCCAAGCAATATCTTGTCCTCGTCGTACTTGCCTGTGTCTGGCCTCTGCTGGTGTACTACGAAAGCCTTCTCCGCATCCGGGTTGGGCCCTACAAAGACATCCAGGCCCTCTCCGTCCGCTCCCTTGGTGCCTCTGATGTAGCCATAGGCATATCTGAAAGTGGTAGCCCACTCGTGGCCGTCCTTGTCTTTACCTCTCCGTACACTACCCGCTGTGTGCTCTATGTCTAGTGGCAAGCCTTGGAACTCCATCTGTGAATCTAGCTTGTAGGCTGCTGTCTTTGCCTTCAGCCACAACTCTGCCATCCCACGCTTGTCCAGGCCCTTAGCCTGACGTACTCGGGCATCCTGTGGCTCTTGTGGCTCTACCTCTGTGGTGGGGTTATCATCAGTGTCACCGGAACCAAGACCAGTGTCCCTGGTAGCCACATCAGAGTCATGCTTCATGTCACGGGCAGGAGGATTGAAACTGTTCTGATCAACTACTGGCACACTCCCAGGCAGGTCTGTGGGACTGCCTGTGTGTTTATTTGCTCCTCGGCCTACAAACTCTGGCGAGCTCTTCTCTTCCGGCTTTTGATCTTGGGTTGGTGGGTTCAATCTACTCTGATACATGGCTCCGGTATCTTCGATGTCAAAGTTGGAGTAGTCAGCTCGCTTTACTACCGACCCGATTTTGAAAATGCGATTCAGATGGGGTTGAAGCTTAGTCCCATCACCCATGAATCCGCCGCCATCGTAATCAGACATCTTCTCCTCCCCGGTTTGGGTGGGGTCCATACGAGTACCTTGGAGTTGATGGCCAGAGATTTCTCTGGCCTGCTCCTCGTTATCACCGTTGGGACCGTCCAGCTTCCCTAGAAGCTTTTTGTCCTGGGAGGGGTCTTCTATCACTTTGCCTTTGAGGGAGTTACTGGTTTTGGTGCTGGATGTGTGAGACGTACTGGAGGGGTAACGTGTGTGGGCATTGGTCGTGGCATTCCTGGGTGGCCTGTACGCATAGCTGGTGGTACGGAGTTGACTAGTGCGCCCACCTCTACAGCCAGAGGGTCTGTAGCAGACACACGTGACAGTGCCCTACACATCTGCCCGGCCGCCATGGCGGAGAGGGTCAAGGTCTGTGGGGTAAGAGGCTTCCCAGCTGCAATAGCCGCTGCGGCATCAAGTAAACCCAACTCCTTCAATGCTGCTACAGCAGCTAGCGTAGGCGCATTGATTTGGATAAGTCTCTGCTGTACTGCTGTACTCAGTGTGACAGTCACCTGTGCCTTAACTACTGCTTTAGGGGTGGGTGGGGTCGGTGTAGTTGCCATATGATCTCCTTAAACTGTTCTTGCTACGTGTCCCTCTGTATGCATCTCTGCATAATCCAGATAGACGGAACTAGTAAAAAAGCCCCCAGTTTTATGAAGTCTCATAGGTTGGAAACTCCACACAGCGGAGGGGTCGGGGTTGAATGCTGGTACTACGTTTGTAACTTCTCCGTTGATCGTTAACGTAAGCTGTCCAAACCCAAACGAGATCTTACAGTCGTAGTACTCGTTTGGATTCAGTTCTGTTGAAATGTCGTCAGCCCCTGTAGTAGCTACCCCATCAGAGTAGTACAACTTTATGAACAGATCATCCGTGATACTTATGAACGCATAGACTGGTCCACTATCCAGGTTGAATCCCGCTTTGATCACAAAGGCTTCACCTGTTGTATCAGACAATAGGGGCATATCAAAACCCACACTGGCCGACAATTTGGCAGCATCCACATTTTGCATGGTAGGTCCTACCAAAGTTACCTGATCGCCACCTGTGTTACCGCCGAGTTGGATGACAGTAGAACGACCGTCTACGACATCCGCCGTGCTGATGAATGAGTCTCCACCTGCTTGGACAACCAGATTACCAATGAATGTGGCGCTTGATACATCATACAAACTGGAAAATCCGAAATCCTCCATGAAGGAGTAGTCTACTACTGGCTTCAGAAGTGGTATCTGATAATCACCATCAAGAATCTGGTGATTAACATGCATCTGATCAGACATCATATTCAGATCAGATACCCATAGGTGATTCCATGGACTGACCTCGAGTCCCAGATCTAACTGAGCTCCAGTACCTGGGCTCAATGATGCCGTACCTGCATCCAGTATGACCAAGTACTCCAGCTCACGGATGGGGTCAAATAATTCGATCTTCAGTGCAGGGCTGCTAGTGCCATAAGTCAAAAGCTGGATGTAGGAAGAGCTACTGGTGCTCGCATCTAACCAGCACACCCCAAAGATTTCCGACTCTGATGTGGGCGGTATGAGTGTCAACGTACTGAAGTTATACAAGCCAGAGGCAGAGCCATCAAAGCCATCGGTAGCATATACTGGGCCATGGCCGCTGTTGTTTATGCCTATGAATCCAACAAGGCCATATACAGATCTAGCGTCTAGTGTGTCTTCTACCAGAACCCCATATTCCTCATTGCTGATGCTGGCACAAGATACAAGATCGTGCCCCCCTAGACTCAAGTCCCCGGCCATTGGCAAAGAACCATCTAGCAGTAGAACACCAGATGGAATCTCCTCACCTGACATCACTTTGTACCTGGTGAATGCATCAACAGGCAGGTCTTCTAGTGAGCTAGCCACACCATATGCGATACGCACTACTTGTGCAGAAGGAATTGGATATGGGTCTGATACTACCGCGCCAGTACTAGGGTTTACTGTGCAGAAGTGTACCCATGGAGACTGCACAAACCCTGTACCATAAGCTGGGCTCGTATCAGTGGTCTCCATTACCTGGCTTACTCGTACCTCATTGCCATTCTCATCTGTCAGAGCATTGTACTGATCATCCAGCACAGAGAACAGTAGCATCAGACCCTCAGCTGCAGTAGGAGGGTAGCTAACGTCCCCACAGAACACGAGAGTGCTCAAGTGATAACTGCTGTCGCCTGCAGACGTAAACTTATCCACCTGAGGTACAGCTATCGCAGAAGCGTACTTCTGGTAGATATAATCTATGTTCAGCGACAGGGCCCAAGCCGATCTATTAGCTATGGCAGAGGTTGCATTTTCGCCAAACCCTATGAACCTACCACCCGCGTACCCTGGGGTGTCATGCTCATCGTAGTTGTTGCCATTCGCAATCTGCCCTGGCCCTGAACCGTGAGGAAATGGTAGATGGGAAACAAATGGGATTGACATATTGATCTCCTAGAATTCTAGATCCCAGCGGAACTCGAGTGAAACTGTAGGTGTCTTGGTTATGGGTGCGAAGTTGTTGTAGGCAATGATACGCTGCCTATTAGCATCCCCTATGTATGGAGGGGTGCTGTAGTCATAGACGGCACCTGTTACCTGAGACATGACTTGGTCTGAGAGTACCATACCAACCTCACTAATGGGTATGGCTGGATACGCGCCTCCGAGATGCAAGTCTGTCTGCTGTAGAGTCACTTGAAACTCTACCACTGACGAAATCCCATTCAACTGTGCTGGAAATGCCGGAGGTATGATATCCAGCTGCTGCCCCCATACCCCCATAGATGTGTGGCTTGGTGGGTTATCTGGAGTTCCTGATACCATCACTGGCCTCTCCAGGTACAGTGTTTCGTGGGTACCCTTATCGTAGGTGTTACCGCCTGGATAAACTTGATCTAGTGTGGGGTAGAAACTGGAGATGTTTACTGTCTGCTTGTTTCCGCCGATCCCAAATGTAAAGTACTGAACCCAGTTTGGACATACCGGTCCTGTAACATCCCCAGAAAGAATAGCCGAAGGAGATATCACTCTAGGAAGATACCATCTTCCTAGATTTACCCAGATGTTGTGACTCTCCCTGCACATGCTCGGTACCCTCTTACCACGCTCGTACGCGGTGATGAACATGTTCGATTTTGCTTGTATACGATCAGTAAACATGCTGTTCCTCTCTACGCATTGTAGAACGAAATCGTGACCTAAAGATACCACCCTCTTGAGTAAATGCCGTCAGTCAAACCAGCCAGCCCTCCAGGTAGACCCATATCGAATGATAGCAGGCCCACCAACGGACCATAAGGCGGCGGAGGTGGGGTAGGTGCTGGACCACTCAAAGGGACTATATCCATGCCTCCTCCATCATCAAATGCCCAGATGGAGTCAAACTTGGGAGTTCCAGATAGAGGCTCAGCAACATAGACTGACAACTCATCTGTGGCTGGAAATAGGAGGGGTCTGTCGTGCGCAAAATATACTGGATCATATAGGTGGGCATTAGCTAGTGCGCCTATGGCCCAATCTATGCCGCCCACTATAAGTACATTGCCATCTAGAAGAACAGATGCAGCATTGCCAGAATTGGCTACTGTGGTTTGATCTACTATGATGAACCGACCAGAACTCGGTTCATAGAGCTCCACAACTGGGGTGCTGCCTCCCACCACATCACCACCAACGACAAGCACTGAACCGTCCTGCAGCAGAGATGCTGTGAAATCCCCTCTTGCCACATTCAAATCCCCAGTGGCGCTGAACGTGCCTGTGCTGGGATCATACAGTTCAGATGTACCAACAGGTCCGGACATACTCCAGCCACCAGTAATGAGCACCTTGCCGCTCTGTAGCAGTGTAGCTGTATGATAGCATCTACTAGTCAGCATTGAGCCAGTAGCTACAAACTCATTTGTAGCTGGGTCATACAGCTCAGCGGTGTCTGTGATCGTCGATCCGTCAAAACCACCAGTGAGCAATACCATGCCGTTTGGTAGTAGTACGGAGGCAAACAAATCCCTATAGAATATCGTAGAGCCTACGCTAGAAAAGGTGCGGGTATTGGGGTCGTACAGATCTGCACTTCCTGAACCTGCAACCAATACCATGCCATCATCTAGTACGGTAGCAGTGGGCGACCCTCGATAATCAGTCATGTCACCCACGGATTGAAACAGCCCAGTCACAGTGCTGTACAACTCCGCAGAGTTGACTGGCGATGTACTGCCGTCCGTACCACCAGCTATCAACACATACCCCGCACCAACCATAACAGCTGCTGCTTGGTACCTCTGTACTATGGGCTCTGCGGCACTATGAAACGTCTTAGTTCTTGGATCATACAGTTCTGCTGCCCTAGCCTCTATGGATTGGGCCCCACCAACAACGAGCACCTTTCCACTGGGTAGCAGGGTAGACGTTGGCCATATGCGAAGCCCAGAGGAGCTCAGCTCCTTAACAGAGGTATTCACTGCATCAAAGTGTTGCTGGCATTCCCCATCTGTATACAGTGAATCATGTGGAGGATCAAACGCCTCTCCAGAAACGTCATCATCGTATCTGTACGCACCGATGTTCTTGGTGTCTGGAGTAGATACGATCAACTTACGTACCGTAGTCGTTAACTCATCCACCACATCTATGGTGTCTGGCGGAGTTGCAACATTCTTCAGAATGATAAATGTTGGATAGGTGTAGTGGGGCTTGAACTTCAGCATGAAGTCAATCGCAAACGTGAGGTTTGCGATATCGAAAGCATCCACATTGGCTCTGATGGCAAAGCGAAAGAACTTCTCTACCTCTGAGAAGACAGAACCATACACAGACCCCCACTCAGCACCATTCAACCAGTCCAATACCTCTACACCGGTACTGAGTGGTGCAAATTGATCTATCTTATCCCCCACAGCTATGGTCTTATGTGTCTCCTGATTTATGGCTAAGCCTAGGTGACTGGTGGTGGGGTAGTAGTACCCACGAACAAGCGCTGGGTTACTTGCATCCTGTATAAAGATCCTACCTTGCTTGGCACTGAAGTTTTGGTTGATGTCCTTTACGATTCCTGCCTCTTCCGAAAATGGAAGACCTAGAAGTATATGAATGCCTACACGTATGTTCTCAATAGAGGGGCCACCAAAGTAGGCGTACCAAAGTCCTCGAACAGCAGACAGATAGTCCAAAGACTCTGAGATACCTGTAGACTCAGATGCTGTGAATGATACCAGCGTACCAAAGTTGGCCTCTATAGCTGGGCTGTTATCTAGATATGTGATCTCCGCCCACAGTCTGTCTGGAGGAGGGTCTCCTATGGAGTATGTGCCAGGAGCAAACTGTATGGTGTTCTGCCCAGCAATCTTAGTGATGGTGTAATCTTTGTTGCCTACGAGGCGAGACTGTGGGTCTTTGATCACCTCCTGCAGACAGGGTATATCTACTACCAGTGCATCTACCGGCACGTTCTTGAGTCTGCTCACACCTACAAATGTAGTAGTGAAGTCCTCAGGCTTACCGTTGTAGTACATCAACAGCGGAGCAGGGTTAAAGCCCAACCTCTCATGAGCTACACCCACTACCGGGCAATGGACGATGGTAGGCACTCCAGTTGCAATGGGGGTGACTTCAAATCTAGCCAGGTCCCCTACTGAGATCAGTTGAGCAGTGAAGTCATTGACCTCCGATACCACAACTGATGGTATCAACCAATCCCTAAATATCACAACACGACCAATTGCTGGATCTACAGGCACGTATTTGGCAGGTATGGGATCTAACAGCACAACATCGAGGTATACTGGTGACACTCTTTGATAAACTGGGCGCAGACCTATGTCTTTGATCCTAAGTGCTATCCTATCTTGTGGCACATTGGGTGGGTAAATGATTGTTCCCGTGAACACATCTTCGGGGCCTACTCCGTAGTACGATAGATCATAGGTAGGTAATCCAGGATCGTTATTTACTCCTTGATCAAAAGTGGAATGTATCTCGATATTAACTTGGGGCCCTGGAGGAAAGCTGCGGAATTCAGGAGTATATGCAAACGAGTAGATCTCGTAGGGAGTGTATGTATCAACTGCTCGTAGATCATTCTGCATATACGCAGTAGAAAAGAAGCCAAAACTGGAATTTGCCGTTCCATTTGGCGTGAGTCTCAGCAATCTATTAGGGTAATCAAAAGCGAGTATCCAATCGTTACGAACATTAGCTAGTGGTGTGTCTGTCGTAGAGAAACCCAGCTGTTCATTTACTTGCCGGGCCAACTCCTCTGGAGACAGTGGATTACCTGGTGTTCCAATGAATGTAACTGTCTCAATCTTTCCATTGTCAAATACGAACTCCAATGTTAAGCCAGCCACATCCTTCGGGCCACCCCAGGGGCATAGGATACCCCCACGTAGGATTCGAATGGTGGATGTAGTAGGATCGTCTGTAAGGAATGTATTGTACTCCAGCCATCTACGTTGAAAGACCCTCTGAATGTCTTTCAAGCTCTTGTTGTAGTCTATCTGCCAAACTGTCATCAGGATGTTGGCTGCAGCCTGAGCGAACCCTGACCACACTGTCTCTATCTTATCTTTGTCCTCCAGTAGGTTCCAAAAGTCGGATAGGTGCCTCCAGATGAAGGAGACATCTGGAATCTCTCCCAGTGTCAAGGATGTCTGGGACACGTTCAGAAGTGCGAACTCCGGTATGCTATCCAGTTCTCCATCGTTCACCACCAGCTGTGGTTCATACAAACCAGCGGCATCTGGAGTAGCATCTGGAGTGGCGTGTGTCTGGTCGCTGAAGAATGTGGCAGAGTGACATATGACCCAAGCCTGGTTGCTCAAGTTATCCGGCAGTAGCTCCGCTGTTATAGCTATGGTGTTGTCATCAATCCAACCGCCCCCAACAATGTTACGCACCCACTTGCTGGTGCGCAGATCTAATGTCCACATTGGTGTCTGACCAACGACACCAACGGCTACTGTGTACTGTTGGCCACCTACTAGTAGTGTGTCCCCAGGCTGAAGTACCGGAGCTTTGTCAACACTGAAAGACCCCTCTGAGTCGTAGAAAAAGTAGGTGAATCCATCAGCATTGAAGTCAGGGCTGGTACTGCCAGCTACGCTAGATATCTTGAACTGTGATCCATCTGGTGCATCAATCAAAGACCAGAAGTAGGTAAGAGGCGAGCCCTCAGGATCGTAGCTGCCAGAGCCATCAAACCGAACAGTAGCTCCTACAGATACACCCTGATCTGTACCTGGTACTGCTACAGGCCGCTGATTGGGCACCATCATCGCGTGCCCGTTAAATCTGACAGTTTGCACTGTGATCTGAGCTGGTATAGACCCAGTACCCAGTGTGGCTATGACTACCCCATTACTAGAGTCTGGCGGTGACTGAATCGCACCGGTGGTGAATCGTAGTTGATGGCCCTTTATAGGTATCAGATCAGTCTTGGTAACATAGATGTTTGTTACATCCAGTTCTGCGCTCACTGCTATACGAATGGTGTAGTAGTCACTACCTTCCGGGATCAAAGACTGGCTTCCTGGAATAGGAAAGGCGGCACCTGTTGGGGCGGATACGATAGCAAGACCTGCTCTGGAGATAACAAGACCACAACCTGGGCCCTGCATATCGTACGCACCTATGAAGAGCCTATAGATATCCAGGTTGCTCAAGTCTGGTGGCAGTCTATCTGGTCGGAATGTAACCTCGAGTGTCCAGGACTCACTAGTCTCAAGATCTATGCTGATGGCTGTTTCAGCATTTCCATCATCCATGATCCTGAGCCCTAGGGCTGTAGGATCATACACAATCCAAGGAGCGCCCTTAGTAGCGCTTACCTCTATATAGTCCGGCAAAATGGCTATCGTACTAGCGCTGTCTACATCAGCGCTAGGGAACTCTGGGGATGTGGGTATGTGCTCACTTGGAGAACCAACAGAACCCCAATGTGCACTACCCCACGGACTATTTCCCCAGCCAGCCATTAGCTTGCTCCTGTTGTCGTGTGGTACTCACTTACGTAGGATTGTACGAGTGTACAGCGCTCTAGGTCAACTGTTGCCGCAAAGTTACTATTGGCGTAGTGTATCACCATGGACCTGAAACCCGCTGACCCCCGCGTCATTCTTAAACTGTTGGAAGGTAAGAGGGATGTCATAACTCCTCTAGCTGAAAAAAGAGATGCGTTCTACTTGGGCCAGACATGTATCAGGTGTGGTGGCACAGCCCTGACCAAAGTGGCCAATGCTGCTACGCTTTTTCGAGCCAATGATCCTATGCCACGCTACCTGCTGCAGTGCCAGGACTGTACGTGTCTGTTTGATCCGCATACTGGTCTACTCTTGTCTATGGGTAACCTTGGAAAAGCCTTCTTACCTGCTGTTCCTCTTCTTGACGGCCCAGAGGACTAGCCTCTAGATGAATCCTGGATGATATTGATGCTGCCCTCAAAGAAGGTAGACAGCTTTCCCTTGGACACGGAGTTGTAAGATCTGTCGACAGAGATGTTCCTGTATTCGTCGTATGCTACAGCCAACAGTGTGATAGGACTGGTGACAGAAGAGGCCCCACGTCTGGAAGCTTTATCCTGAATGACAGAGGCTACTACTCTCTCATTTGGGGTGAGAGCATCTAGATAGGACAAAACGTCCGCAGTGACTACATCTGCACTAGAACCGCCTACATAGTGCATATCGAAGTTGATGTAGGTTGGGAACAGATGACGAACAAGGATACTGGCGGTAAGAACTCTATCTAGATCTGAGGAGGCGAAGGATTGTATGTCTGCCACTATGCCGGCCTGCTCGTATTCGATCTGAATGTTACTGCCAGCAAGTTGTATCTTGTTCTCTGGACTGTCTGTCTCACCCACCTCCAGCATGCTGGGAGTGAGGATCATACTTAGTTGCTCCTGTGTGGAGTAGGACAGGTTACTGTCTGCTACCTCCAGTCTGTAGCCATCGGATGTGTGACCAGTGACAAAGAACACGAGACCTTCTGGTATGTTCCATAGGTCACCAGAACCATCCGAGATCAACTCGATATCAACGTATCTAAGCCCACTCTCTACCTGCTTGCTCATGTCTGTAGAGGAGATTCGTTGTACTCCCTGACGTAGTACTCGAAAGTGGTTGGCCTGCTCAAAGTATCCGGTAGTTGGTACGAGTGGTGGGTTACTATCCATATCCTGTATCTCAATCTGAAATCCCCTAGTCGGATCATAGGGGTTTGCATTGAGACTGATTACCTTGTACAAGCCCTGTGTGTTGCTTTGATGAAAGAAGGACTCGTTATTTACAGTTGTTTGACCAGGTGGAGGTGTGAACCCCAGTATAGAGTTAGCCGTTCCAGTAGACAGTATGACTATGGGCACGTCTGCCTCAAGCATCAAGTACTGTGAATCACTGTAGTTCGTGATGAAGGCTATATCTACACCAACAGCTTTATTGATCTCGCTAGCAACCACATCGGTTGTGGTTGCATTGACGGAGAATGTGATCGTAGTTTTCTTGTCATCTACCTTTAGTATGAGTGTGTAGTTAACGAGTGCAGTAGGAGTGTCCGCTAGCAAAGCCTTAACATCGGTCACACCCTGTAGAGGCTGATACGTTATCTGGATCAAGTCTCCTACTTGCACGCCCATAGCTACAAAGTCTATCACTGGGCTTCTGTTGTCATATCCCAGAATGCTTGCAAGCACTTCCGATGTTACAAAGCCAGAAGTTGGTCCTGAGGTGATGGTCAGGTTGTTGGGTATTACGGTGTTTCCGGCTTCTGGAATCAGGGTATGCCTCAGCGAAGGGTCTGGAATGAATCCCAACTCCGCCCCATTGATCGTAGTGGTAAAGCGAGTTACGGCTGGTTCATTTTCCGCTATGGTACCGCCATCTATACTTGTACCTACAGCAGCTGCATTTGCTGGGAAAACCGAAGAGCTCTTCAGAGCAGGTCTGTACGCACCACGAGCTTCGAATGAGGTTGGGTCCAAGAAGTAGACTCTGGCTGTACCTGTAGATCTACTGCCGATGCTCAGCTCCACACCCATATCTGGCTGCAGGAAACGAACAGTACCAGTTGTCTCATCGAAACCAGTGACCATGATCTTATGGTTCACATCGTCAATCACCACAAAGTAGTAGTTGCCGACATTCAGACCTGAGGTTATGGACACTACGTCGAGTGCTGGACGAAGGTCATACTCAGGGGCTTCCCATGGAAAGGACAAATCTGATGCATGACGTATCTGGCGGCTGTCATCTCCGCCAGTTAGGCCCAAAGAGACACCAGCTGTAGTTGTGATTCGTATCCATCTATCACTTGAACGCAGAGTCAGATATTGCTCTTCATTATCTCCGATGAAAGTCCCAGCTAGATGTGGGGTTGCAGTATTGATGGCCTGTAAGATGGCACCTGGATTGGCACAACCATCTAACACCACATGTGCAGAATCAGTGCCAGTAGAAGATGTCCACTCTACATCAATAGAGCAAGGGTCTAGAGGATACGCCAGGGTATTGAGATCTACTGGCCAACCCACTATTCCCAGTAATCCATCTGTGATCGAAAGCTTCACTCCATTTCCGGCGTTGGAGAACGTAGTAGACCTAGCATCCACAGGGTCTGCTCTAGGTATGCTACTACCTGTGGGACTGCCCGAACTGTCTAGTATGTTCACGGAGTCAATTCGAATCATTGGAAGCTGTAAACCAGTCTGTGCCTTGAATACCTGCCACGACAATTCCGTAGTTGCAGTGGTTGTGGACCTAGACAAAGACAGGTTCCTACCATTGGTGCCGGAGATGCCAGTGATAGTGTAGTCACCAGCATCCGGCCCAGTCAGTATGCGAAGAGTGTCACCTACCTCAACACCGAATGATACGAAGTCCACCAAGTCTACAGTAGTAAAGATATTTCCAAGCTGTAGCGTTCTACCACGTAGACCTGTATCTCTGATTGTCTTTGGATGGATCAAATCTATGGTCAAGTTCCCCACTATGTCGTACTGGACACTTTCAATGGTGTCGTTGCTAAACTGTGAGTCCACCTGCAGATAGTTGGCATTCGGTGCACCAGTCTGATCTATACCCACCCTAACGATGCGCCTGGTACGAGCATCGGTTCCCAGGAATGTCACAAGACTCATACCAGTAGTAACACCTGCAGCTACAAAATCTACTCGGTCGTCCCGGAAATACCAACTACTGGCACCTCCGCCAACACCATTGGTCGTTCCTGTAGCACTGGTAACCAGGGGTTTCTCATCCTCTACTGCAGATAGAGTCAAATCTAGCGTCTGTGTACCAGCACCGCGTGCATAGAAATCTGTACAGCCGCCTATGTGCACTTGATCAGCTTGGATAGACACTGCTTGTGCATCTGCAGAGAACACAATGCCCCCAGGCATGTTCGAGATAGTCAGTTCCTTCTTCCGTATAGTCCATGACATCAAATTACGACTGCGCGGAATAGGGGTAGCTAGCTTCAACTCCGTAGAAGCCATCAAAGCCGCTATCTGGGTCTGTCTTTGTGCCCGGAGAAGTGCCCAAGCGATGCCACTGGCCACCACCCCCACAAAAGGAAGTCCTGTAATAGGATCTATCAGAGTCACTGTGGTTGGTGATACTCGCGACCCTATCTTGTACAGCCCATTGTTTGCTGAACCACCACTGAGGCTGATCAAACTGCCCACATCATCAGCTGTGAATGCTGCAGAGGCACTGCTCAACCTGTTGAGTGACGGAGTGGCTATGGCTCCATCCGTGCCATATGCCATCTCATTGGTCAGCAGGTAGGTGTCTTCGACAGGACCGATAGAGAACGCCTGGCTAAGGTTATGATCTAGGTAGGTTATGAACCTAGTGGTTGTAGTTCCTCCCAGGCCATCGTCCTCTACGTAACCATCATTACCCATGGCTATGGGAGCACCCAAGTCACCACCAGTCAGTACATCTCTGTGCATTTCAGGATCGAACATCCCTATAATCTGCAGCTGCTCGAGGTCATTAAACTGATCAAAGAGTCTAGCAGTCACCCCGCGAGGCACTACCAAGGACCGCTCAGTGATACTCTCTGAAGCTCTCTGGATTAGATCTAAAGTAGTCTCCTGGTCCAGTCCCTTCTCGAACTTCGATAGATTTGTAGCCCTTACAGCCACATTCAGGTTTGTGATTCCTATGATGGCCTGGGGATCTATGTTGTACTGGGCCCCTGGGGATTCCGCTGTGACACTGATGTCAAAGTAGTACAGGCTTCCGGTCTGGTTGAAGACCATAGCCTCCGCAGATATGCTCTGGATGGTGGTGGGCAAGAATCGAAGACCATCAGCTGTATAGCAGACGTTGCCTACAGATACATTGATTGCGATGGGTGCATTGAAGAACAGTCTCACCCTTCCCACAGATAAGAAGCCCAGATTTCTGGACACGAAGAAGTTGGCCACCAGTGCATCCGCCTCTGTGTCTGCCAGCAAGTCCGGATTAGCTAGAGACTGACCCTGCTTGATCAGTTGTACTTCCCGCGAGATGGGGTCTAGCAGCACCTGGTCTGGCTTTACCAGTAGGTCCCGCACCCCGGTTCCCTCCTGGATGCTCATAGTGGGTATCTCTTGCTTCAGCCGAGCATCAATGAAATCTTCGATGCTCATCTCGAATGGGTCAGGCTGGAAGCGACGTACAATGGGGTCCACCACTTGATCTTGTGCCGGCGAGCCGTCACTCAGATCTATGGTTGGGTCAAAAGCACGCAGTCTGGCCTGTACAAAGTCTTGCAATGTATCTGTCGACATCTATGGCTCCATATTGACGATGGCACGTTTGCCGGACTGAGTATACAACGCTACTCTCACTAGGAGACCTGGCAGGTCTGGGTCATATCTTAGCCCCAGCATCTCTGTGGTCAACAACCTCTCATCATCCGGCAACCTGGTTTGCCGAGCTTGGATAGCTAGGACCTGATTCGTGGTCTGTTGAACTGCGATGGCAAAAGAGGCACTGATAGCGGAGCTCATGCTGGCTGTATATGAGCTCCCAACGTACTGCTGTGCTCCTCCGCCCAAGTTCTTGACGAAGGCATCATATCCAGGTGTGGTCATAAGGATCTTGAGCCACAGCTGCATCAGTGCTTTTATCCCTGAAACCTTCTTGGGGTTATCCCCTATCTCAAATGAGATCAAACTCCTTAGGGAGGCTGTGAATTCTGAGCTGACGGCCACTACATCATTGATCACTTGACCAACGGCACTTGTTGGTATCTGAGCTATAATCTTTGCAGGACCTGCCACTACGAACGAAGGAGTCTTGCTCCCATTGATCCTAACTTCGATGACACTGGTCAGGTCTGGTCCTGATATCTGAACGGAGGGTGGCATGAAGTCGGGAATGATAGATACTTCTGTCAAATGCACAGCATCGTTGAACTGGATGAACTGGATATCCATGTCTACCCCTCTTCCGGCGTGTTTACACTGTCATCCGGCTGTACTGCATCTGCATTGTTGGCTACCCAGGCACTAGCGGGCTTGGCTTTGATGGTGTCAACTGCTGAAGTTAGATCATTTTTGATCTTGGCTATCCTCTGCAGCTTGGTTGACCGCACATTCCCAGTGTCGGTAGGCGTACCTTCAATTCTACCTATGGCAGCATCCAGCAACTCTTCGTAGGTGATGTTGGCAACCGTCTGGTTGTAGTCACACCCACGAACGAAAGCATAGGCGTCATTTAAGATCTGACGCATGTTCTGGTTCATGGCAGCATGCGGGTCTTGCTGCTGACCGCTTACGGGTGTGCTGATGGCCATCGACGGTTACCTAGTCTACCACTATAGCCTTGTTCTTGGTCTGAGAAAAGAGGTCTGTTTCTAGGCGCAAATCAGGTGCCCATACGGGTATAAGAATAGTAGATCAAGAGAAGCAATTCTCTTTGTCTAACCCCGAAACAAAGGAGAACCCTATGAAATCTACACTGCTTGCCCTCTCCGTCATCCTGCTTGGATGCGACATAGACCCCTACGGTATAACCCCAGCCAACACTCAACCAGACACCCAGGCAGTCTCTGCCCCGGATACCAGCCTTCCAAAGACTGATACCCAGTCCTCTTCCATGACTGTCACCAGCACTGATACGCATACCGTCTCGGAGACGGTCACTACTACCAGTGTCACCACCAAGACTGAAACCACTCCTGATGCTGGAACTCCTGACTCTCTCCCTCCGCAGATTACTCCTGATGCCCTGGTCCAGGTTGCTCAGCCTGATGCTCTTCCAGTGGCCCAGGACACTCTCCCGGCAGCTCAGGATACCCTTCCGCAAGTCACTCCAGACACTCTTCCTGCCCAGCAGCCTGATGCTCTGCCGATGACTGTGGATGCCAAACCAGCTACTCCAGACACTATGGTCCTGGTGGACACCAAGCCGGCCACTCCTGATGTTCTTCCCGCGATTGATACAAAGCCGGCGGAAGACAGCAAGCCAGTCACTACTGATACCCTGACTACAGCACCAGATACAGTCCCGGCGGGAAAGGCGTGTGGTGGGGATGGTCAGTCGTGTTGTATCACACAGGCTGTAGACAGGGCTGACGCATGGATTCACACTTGTGTGGATTCAGTCAAGGGCACATTCGATTGCACTATCAACCTGAGCATTGGAACAACACCTGGGCCCAGTGGTACATGCATGACCTGCGGGTACAGAGGGTATCCTGGTTGTACACACTTGAACCTTGGGATGTTCTCTTGGAAGTGGGGAGACATACCAGGTGCATTTTGTGATCATGACTACAACCAAATCCCAGTGTATTCTGGGGATGTGGGTGTCTGTCCATGATCTGAAGTTCTACTCCCTCCGCCCATCAGTAGGGCGGAGGGTAGGTCAATCTGATCTCATTTAGCCCCAACTCACCACAGCAAAAGGGGGCAATAGGCTGGTATAAAGATCATATCTAAGCTAGGGAGTACCTAGCCAAAATTGCATCACAAATTGTGATGCAATTATCAACCAGGCAGAATCAGGAGAAGAGCACTAATGAAGTTTCACATGTATACGGGATTCAACCTAAGCTACCCAGTGTTGGAAATTGATGGTGAAGTATATGGCACCATCCAAAGTGTGGCGGGAGAACTGGGCGTTTCTGCAGCTGTGATCCGCAATGCAATGCATAGGCACAAAGACCTATTCCCATCAAACAAGTGCGTAACAGATTGTTACGCACTTACGTTCCTACAAGAGTTGCCCGAACATGGCAGGGAATTTGGGTTAAAGAACCTAAAGGGAAATGTACGATTGCTACCGAAAAAAGAAATGCGCCAAGCAGCCAGACTTGTACACTCCAAAAAGGCACGCGAATACCAAGAGAAACTGGACGAAGTTATTGAGGCACACTGGAGTCTGAATACCGTACCCAAAGAAGTGTTTGAACAGGAGCATGCCCTTCGGATAGAGGCTGAAGAGCAAGCTGCACAAGCGGAAGAAGACAGAGCTGAGATGCGGAGGGAGTTGTGCTCAGTAAGGGGTGAACTCTCAGATCTACGGAACGAGTTGTATGATGCAGCACCATATCTCAAAGAGACTGCAAGTGCTGCTGGCAAGTTACTCCAAGCCCAAAAGGGTACCAAGAGCGTAAGAAGCACCAACTGACCAAAGAGTTTCGAGCTGATGAGTATTAGAACATCATCCACAGTCCAAAGCCGCGAACTGTCTCTAAGCCTCTTTAGTCCAAACTCTCCCTTTCGATCTTTGAGAAACTCCTTACTATCAGTATTCCTGATAGTAAGAAATGACAGTCGGTACAAAGCTCAATTGGGAGAGATTCGACGTCTTACGAATCGTAAGACGTTGGAGCCGAGAACTTGAAGCTCGAGGACGAAGAGAACTTAGGAAAGCACTGCAAGAGGGAAGACCGTACATTCCTACCGTAAGCGCTAACTGATCTCAATGTCACAAATTGTGACATTGGGGAGAAAAGAGGGTAGCTACCCTCTTTTCTTTAGCCAAATGATGCGTTGCAATTAGACTGCGTCTAATTGCACTGTGTCAACCTAGAGATGTCTTGGTGTAGTTTGCAGGAACACTGGGGTCTGAGGCATCAGGTACTGGCGCATTTCCGATCAAACTGATATTCTCGTCCTTGTCTCCGTCACTGTAGTCATAGTTGGCATTGGTGGTAGTGGAAGAGGACTGGAGTGAGGTATCATCCATAGTGTTGTTTGACTTTGAAACCGCCAGATCATTTTGGGCCAGAGACCTCATAGTCTTCAGCATGTTTGCTCCGCTGGCTGCTTCATCTTTGTCATAGCCAAAGAAGCTGACCAGGTCTCCATCCATCAGAGTATTGTAGGCTCTATCAAAACCGCGCTCCTGGAGCATCTTGATGGCAGCATCAATCCTGGGGCTGGTACGGGCCACAAACTTGGTCAGGGCATCACGAAGCTGTGGAAGTATTTGTAAGTAGCCTGGTCTATGATCTGTAGCTAGAGGCCATGTACCATCCTGCCAAGCAGCATTGATCTGACCTTGGGAAGGATTGGTATTCACCAGTAGTGGGTTCATCACCCTATCCAACTCTTGAATATCCTTGCTGTACTTGCTTCCGGCCACTGCTGTTTGCCAGGCAGTCATGTCCTCTACGAACTGCTTGTAGGCAATGAAGTCAGCACTGATGATGGAGAAGGTCTGCGGGTCAGTAGAAGCTGGAGGTAATTCCTGTCCCTCTCCTTCCGCCGACATCTCTAGCTGTGTAGGGTTGCCTTTGGGGTCAAGAGTAAATGAGGCTACTGTACAGGTATAGGAGCCAACTACTATTCGATCTCCTATCTCTACATCCGCCAGAGAGAAGTCCTGTGAAGCTCCAGACTTCTTCACCATGAAGCCAGTAGTTGTTCCTCCGGCTATTCCTACAGATAAGCCTAGAACACTGTTGGCTGAGGCATCTCTGATGTCTATGGCTGTAGTCAGGTCCGCAGCCTTTGACTCCAGCTCTACTGTTTCCCGAACTACTGACCAGCTTATGCCCGGTGCACCGGGCATAAGGTAAGACTCGATAGTGACATCTATATAGATTTGGTCATAGATGCCATAGTTGTAAATGGCATCTATCCTATAGTAGCCTGCATTGGTCCCGTTCAAAACGTAGAGCATATCTCCGGAATGGCTATCTAGATTAGGTATCAATCCAGCGGGTACTCGGAAGACGTTAGAACCTAGGGCAGTACCTGTATTGCCACGTGCAAACGTCTGTACAACAGCAATTGCCTTCAACTTGCCTATACTATTGATCTTATCTACTACATCCGCAGCTGTTACATCCAAGCGCTCATCCGACTGTCCCTCAAAGAACCCTAGAGTTGCATATGCCCGCAGTATTATGTCCTTTTCGGTATACTTGGCTGTCATAGTGATGGACCGTGCCCCATTGCCATTGTTCACTATATTGATCGTAGTTGGGGTATTGCCAGCACTATATGGGATGCTTATGGCTGCAAACCAGGCATTCAGTTGGGTTGCGATGTAGAGAGGAGAGCCTGTAGTTAAGGCCGGAGACAGGTTTCCATCAATCTCTATGAGGTTATTGGCATTCACACCAGTGTTCGATGGGTTACCTGTGAATCCCAGAGGAGTGGTGTAAGGTTCGGTTGCTGGATTGAACTCTCCAACCATAAGGGTGTGTACCCCAGCATTGATGCAGGTGAACTGCACATGACCTGAGCCATCATCGGCCACATTCACCAAGGTAGACAGTGGGACACTGCTTGCATTCTGAAGGTTCTGCAGGAATGGGAGGAGGGTAGGCAGGTCATATGTACCAGCTGGTATAGGGCCTGAGAACGGAACACTATCCACAGCCACTTCGAACACACAACCTGGGACATCTGGAATGGTGAATGGAGCCACTCCTCCGCCAATCAAGGTAGCTGCAGTAGCATCATGTAGGTCATAGGTTGTTGCTGTTCCCATACTCTCCACACTAGGCTGAGTAGGTACTGGGATGGTGTAGGTTGTGGGAGCATTCCCATCTTCAGCTATCACCAACTGATCGTTTATGCCGGTTGTAATAGCCCAAGGTGCTGACCTAGAGCACATAACAGCTGCTGGGCCCAGAGTACCTGAGGGGCCTGGTGGAACCAGGTATCCGGCCACAGCAGGTGTTGTATTTGTGGCTACAGCCGACTGCATTCGTGGGGCCAGTGGGTCCCTCGTCGCAGACAGATTATTGACTACAGCTTGACCTGCAGTGATACGGAGATAGGCATCCTTTGTCAGGGCTATCTTCTGGTTCTGGGTAGTGGTTGGGTCCTCAAAGGACTTCTGAAGACTGATCAAATCTGCTCGTGCTTGAATGAGTGATTCCTGAAGGGCTATGGCCTGTAGATTCAAGCTCTTGAATTGCCCTCCGCCGGCTAGAGGAAGGATAGTCATCAGCTGTGCAGCCCAGGCCAGTATGTCAGTGTACATGGGTGCCAGGCTAGCTAGGTCTGACTTGGCGGCTACCTGGGCAGCCTGTGGTGGTCTTACTATGGCTCCGTTCTTCCTGATATTCGGTGCCAGTGTGGCTTTGACGAAGTTGTCTACAGCCTTGTTGTACTGCCCTAGGGGCTTTGCACTTACTGCTGCATTCTGGGTCAAGATGTTGTTAGTTGTCAGTAGTGCGGCAGCTGCATTTCCAAGCTGTCCTGTGTTGGTGATGGGGGTAGACGTGTTGGACATCTCCTGAATGGCTTTGTCGATGTCTTGAACCAGGTCTATTGCCTGCCGGACTTCTGCACACAGTTTGTTGGTAGCCAGATAGATGAGATAATAGATCGAATTGGGGTCTAAGATCAGAGTAGCTGAGAAGAGCTGGAGTGTCTCTTCATACTTGGCCGACACGTCTGTAGGCCCAAGTGCATCCTTTGTAACCGTGATGCTGCTCTTGATGAACTTAGAGACGGCAGCTGATATCTCATCCTGAGTGTAGTTAGCCATAGGGGTCTACCATGTCATACTTGTGCACATCCGTCTTCTTCAGTTTCAAGGTGTTCTGTCGAAACTGAGTGGGATTCTGATTCAAGAAGTAGCAGAGATTCAGGAAGGAGTTGAGGTTCTCTGTATCGTCTGCGAACATCCAACGATAAGCCTCATCACCCCACCTACGGAACTTCAGTCTTCTATCATTCTTGTACAGCGCGATATCGTAGGCAGCTCTTCTTAGGACAGCTGCCCACAGAAGCATCTCCGAATGGCCGTCTGGATTGATTGGTCGGATGCTGAGTATCATTACAACCTTTCAAGCTACGATTATGATGACTGGGGCAGAGAGCAGATTATTGGAGGGAATCTTGACGATGCTCTGATCTTTCCGCACAGCAGTCAACTGTGTAGTACCTGGGTTCACTCCTACCAGAAACAGATTATCCATAGTGACGCTGATTCCTGCCACACTCTTATCCAGGACATCATAGTACACATCTTCGCAAGCTGTACCCACCAATGTACGTCCATCATCTGCGGTAACCACGACGCTAGGATTGACGGCTTGGTTGAGGGCTAGGGCTATTGGGTTTGGAGAGACATCCACATTGCTGACGATTGGGAACAGCAAGTTCACCAGATTGGCAGAGCCCTGATCTGGGATGACCATATTCCTTGGAAAGCCCAATGCATGTTCACTGTTGCCATCAGCAGCCTGCACACCTGCTACCCAAGCCATGTACTGACCATTTCTATACAGGTCTATGCAGCCATAACCATACTGGTCTGTTTTGAAGTAGATGCCCTCTCCCATCACTGCATTACCATCGACCACGGAGGGACCGAACTCATTGATGAATTTGATCTCAAGGCCGGGAAGAGGTTTGCCAGTGATATCCTTGAAGAAGCCACTGCACCTACACAGTCTCAAGTCTGGGGATACTGGCCGTACGAAAGTCTCTCCTTTGATATCGAAGCTATTGCCCCCTGGTACAGCTGATGGAGGACTGAAGACAGTGATGAGCAGTGGGGTCTTGCTGGCACTTCCTAGGGAGCCATCGAAGGCTGCACCAGTTTTAGACATGCGGATGGTATAGGGGATAGCTGGATTATTTCCTGCCAGGCCATCTATTTCAGCCACACCATTCACATCTGTATACTGCTGTGTTTGGAAGACAGCACCAGCAGCATCATACACACGTATCAAGACACCGACTATAGGGTTGTTATCTTGATCTGATACGTTGAAGACTACAGTTTCTGGATTAGACATGCGTACACTCCTTGAGAGCCTGTGCAGCTAGTGCTCGCATAGTGCTAGCTGTCTTTTCTTGAAATCCCAATGCCTCAGCTACAGGTCTAGTCTTGGTATTGAACCGTTCCAGCTTTTCCTCTGGCGAGTATTTCCAGTTACTCTTCAGGGATGACTTCCTTCTTCCGATCATTTGACCCAGAGTTTTCACCTTACCTGGGTCCAGAAGAATCTTGTGTCGTGCCATCCTCATCAGGCCCTGATTGACCTGGTAGGCATCCACCACAATGGGCTTGCAAGACATCACACCATCCTGAAGAGCTTTCTCCCAATTGATCGAAACAGTACCATCCTTGAGCTTGGTTGCATACTTGTCGCTGTGGAGGATGAAGAACTTATCTTCTGGGTAGTGTTCCTTCACATAGGTAGTCTTACCCGCGCCTGATGGGCCGATGACATAGGCTTCCACATCTAGATTATCTCCGGCCACTTTACCCTTCTCTATATGCCATTCGGAGAAGGAGGGGGCTCTAAGGCGGCCACTAGGGAAGACCTGTTGGGTTTTCACCTTAGCGAATCTGCCAATGAACAGGCTGGGATCTTTTGCAATTTCATCCCGCAACGCATCTGATAGACCTGTTCCCACATTCGTGATGGCTTCTCGTCCAGGAAGTCGGACTCTGAGAGCTCCAACTCTTCCGGTATGCTTTCCTTGTCCAGGAGTGACTCCCACGACCTCAGCGTCGACATCGGGTCTGAATTTTGCTTTGGTAGGTCTGGGGCTATCGAGTTTCCAAACAACCACGCCCTCATTAGTAAGAGGATGCTTGCCACCTTGGATCTGAGAAAACAGATCAATCTTCTCATCGGAACTCCTGGCCGTGGGTGGTATGGTCAGTCTCGGAACCTTGCTCTGTACTTCCTCGAGTACCTTCAGCTTCTCCGCGTAAGGAGCTTGCTCCATCAGCTTACCCTTGTAACGGACAACATCAAAGATGACTGGGCGCAGCTCAGCACCCAATGTCTCCTGCTTCTCCCTACTGTTCCACACAGTTGCGTTGAGAAGCCCACCTGTAGTCTCAGCCGGTAGGGCTTTGCCAGTCTTCTTGTCCACACCTATCAACTCACCCCGTAGAACCGTACCATCGAGCCCAGGCGGGGCTTTCAGAGCTCGGTAGTCTGGTAGCTTGTGGGTGTGCTCGAGCACGCCAGAGGCCCTCTCAGTGGGCCGGTAGGAGAAGAACTTGACTGGCCTGTCCGCTCTTAGATGCACCGTCACATGGGCCCCATCTAGCTTGGCCTGGTGCACCTCGTTGGGGTCATCGAACTTGACCTCACTGGTCTGTATCTCCTTGTAGTCCGGCTTGGCATTGGGAATTGGATATCCACCCTGCCCGCGAACACCTGACTCAGCAGTGGAGGTGATGTTGTGGAGCAGAGTACCTTTGGGTGTTTCGATCAGATTGTACTCCTGCACCCCCTCTTTGTTCCCGCCGTAGGTGTTGAACCTGATGTGGCCTGGCTGGGAACGAACTACCTCTGCTGGAAGTAGGCCGGAAGACTCAACTGTACCTTTCCCATATCCCTCTTCGATCTGAAAAGTACCCTTCCTGGCCGCGTAATCCTTGGTGTGGGTCGGTTGCTGTATAGCTAGTACCTTCTCACCCGGCCCAGGTAGCTTGACTGCTGGTATAGCCCAAGAATGTGCCAAACCATTTGGGTCTACCAGTCTTAGATCTAAGTGCTTCCCAGCTACATCAGCATCGTGCAACTGGGTGCTGATGTGCCATACCTCCGGTTTCTCATGATGAACGCGGGGGATGGGGTGAATCTGTTTGGATGAGGGTATCCCTGGGGCGAACTCGCCCCTGTTCAATACCTGCTCAGCCAACTTCCTCAAGAACATCTAGATACCGAATCACAGGGTCTGGCTCATAGGAATGTTCTGCTCCAGAGCCTCCATAGCCCTACGATAGCGTTCTGGAAGTGCTTCAATCTTCTTCTGCTCTGAATAGATCATAGGAGCCCGCTTGACAACGCCTTCCAGTAGCTCGGAAGCCGCACTGGCCATCTTTCCTATGGGACTTCTGGCTCTATCTAGCAAGTGCTCTGCACCTACACCACCTATAAGGCCACCCAGACCAATCGGTGCTGCTTCGATCAACTTCCTGGCAAGAGGATTTGCCTGACCCCACGCACCACCAGTGACGTTCTTGTGGAGGTAGTGGGCACCCAATACACCCGCCCCTATACCAGCAGCTGCACCTAGGCCAGTGCCCACCAATCCCTTAACTCCATGACTTTTGAGACCACTGTACATGGCCCCAGGTACTCCTAGAGCCTCTGTCATGGTAGCTGTGTCTAGAGCCAGCTTCTCAGTCTCTTCGAAGAATCCTTGTAGTGTTCTCTTGTCCATTACATTCCTGCCTCTCTCAAGGCTTGTTGTCCTGCAAGTGTTCTACCACCCATCATTCCGCCAGCACCCATATTAGCAACTCCTCGTCCCACTGTCTGTGTAATAGCTGTGGGAACTTTTGCCCCCATGTGTGCCATCAACTTTGCTCCACCACCAGCCAGTCCACCAGCTATGGCAAGTGGTGCTACCACCTTCCTGCCAAACCAGCCCATACCATCCTTCTCCATCTGATCTAATTCATCAAAGAAGGCGGCGAGCATGGCGGTCTTCCTGTACTCCGACTTAGGTGCATTGTACTTCTGCTTTGCTTCTCGCATACCCTTCTCCGTCTTGAAGTCTTTTGGAGTCTTGTCGACCTTATGCCCCTGCTGAGTGGCTAGAGCGTATGCAATATGCTTTGGGACATCACCCTCAGCCATAATCCTGTGGGCCCTATCATGCACCCATTTACCAGCTGGGCCGTATCCATGTGATCCTGGCATTGTATTCCTCTATCTGAATTCAAACACTAGCACTGTACAGGTTACGCCAACCGCTTGTCGTGCTTCCTAGGGCCACCACACAGAAAAGATTGTAGCCGGCACCCGTACCTGCTGAGCTTACTGGAACTGAGGCTTGTAGGTGACAGTGGTTGATGTTGGCAAACACCCCATCTGGAACGCCATCCTGGTCTACGATGATACACCTACCATTAGGGCCATCTTCCGGGCCGCCAGGTCCTCCAGAACCCATGTACGAATTTCTGACTACCGTTCCATCTAGTTGCCGCAAGTCAATGTGACCACCAATGCCCGTCAATGCGTAGGACTCCGACCATAGATTAGTTACTAGAAAGCCACCGTTTCTACGCTCACCAGACGTATTGTATGCCTCGATTATTGGGCCGGAAGGAACATTCATATTACACATAATGTCCCATATTTGGGTGTCGTAGAAGGTTGTCCCCGCCATGGTCAACAGCTTTGATTGACCACCAGTTATGTGCAGGTCTTTAAGCCGATTGTAGGAGGTGTCACCCCCAACAAATACAACACGTGATTCGTTAGGAGGCGAGATATAAAGACTGTCTACGTGGTTGTATCCAGAGAATTGAAAAAGATTGCAGCCAGAGAAATTCAAACGAACCATCTCTCTGTCAGTCGCACCCATAACAGTCACATAGGCTGGAAGGGTAATCATTACAATGATGTCGTATCTACCAGGCCAAACCATAACCACTGCACGACAGTCGAATGATGGGGGCACTGGATCGGCATTTATTGCATCAATCGCCGATTGAATTGTTCTGTACATTCCTGCCCCGCTGCCGACATGCCATACACGTGCGCCAGCAAAGCCCAAACCACTAACCCCTGAAGGTCCTGAGGGTCCTGAAACTCCTGAGAGTCCTGATGGGCCCGAAGCGCCTGATGGTCCTGATGATCCTTGAGCTCCCGAAGGTCCAGAAGCTCCCGATGGACCAGGCGCTCCCGATGGACCAGGCGCTCCTGACGGACCAGCAGCTCCTGATGGACCAGAAGCTCCTGATGGACCAGAGGGCCCTACAAAATCAGTAGCATCTGTTGCACGCATGAATTGTGTTAGCGCCGCATGCCAACCCTTTGCATTTCCTCCACCCGTATATCCCAAAGTTTCAGAGAAGGCAGGAATACGAGCACCAGTACGGAGTAAGGGAGCGGCTAGTATCTCTACATCAGAAGAGACTCCATCTACCGTACAACTGATCTCATAGGAACCAGTCACATCAGGACTAAATGTGCACGTAGCACTGGTGGAGTCTACGATATTCGTGTGAGAACCGATTGGTGTGTCGATAAAAGACCACTGATAGTTATGACCCGTGTTGTCTGTATTGATATCCGTACATTGTACAGTTTCTGATACAACAAGATCATTGCGACCTTGACCATCTACTGTAACTGCGTGTGCTACGCTTCTAATGGTAGGAATTGCCATTAGCGTCCCCCTTGATGCTAAAGTAAGAAGTCATGCTGCCTTAGGAGTGATAAACAAAAAGTCATCCACGTAGACTTGACGATCAGCACCGTTGTCCTCATTCAGAGCCAAGATACTCGGCAACACTACAGCCGATATACCCCCCGTAGCAAAGGGCCGCGAAACTGTCGTACCCGAAGGTCCGTTCACACGCGCAAACAAAGTGCCAGACGCATCTGACCACATCTCAAAGTAGTGATAATTACCATCCGCAACCACCCCTAAATCCAGGAATCCATTGCCACTGCTGCCGCTGTCGTCGGATATGCCAAAGTGTGTGGTACTGTAATAACCATGGAATCCCATGACTACGTTATGATTTGCTCCATCATCCACGCAAATACCTATAACGGCGTGCGTTCCATATACCAGCTTCATACGAGCAGACACGTACCACTTAACAGCACTGCGTATCCCAGGCATCAAAGCACCTGGCGATACCTTACCAACACTACTAACGGTAACACCCGTACCAACAACAATCACTCCTCCCGCTACTCCACTGACCAAGTTGTTATATCCAGTGCCAGATGTTAATGTGGTTACATTCATCTCCAAGCTGACAGTAGTACTGCCTGGATTATGCATCATGAGACTAGAGTACCAAACTGAGTACTCTGGAGGTGCAAGCCCCAAAAGTGCTGCACCTACAGCGGAAAAGTATCCGTTAAAATCCATTAGCCCACCAGCTGCCCCTGAAGGACCAGAAGCTCCTGACGGTCCTTGGGCCCCTGAAGGACCGGGTGCTCCTGCTGCTCCTGATGCTCCTGATGACCCAGCAGCTCCCGAAGGTCCAGAAGCTCCCGATGGACCAGGCGCTCCCGATGGACCAGGCGCTCCTGACGGACCAGCAGCTCCTGATGGTCCAGAAGCTCCCGATGGACCAGGCGCTCCCGAT